TTACCGGATTGGCTATTTTTATCTCCTGCTTAGGTTTATGGGTGTTGGTTATGTTTTCTTGTGCCGTCCGCACCAAGGAGATGGGCATCCGGAAAGTATTGGGGGCATCTCGTTGGAATTTGTTTTATCAGTTGGGTAAAGGTTTCTTTATTCCTATTATTATCGCGGTTGTGATTGCTTTGCCGGTAGCTTGGTTCAGCATGAATGCATGGTTGAGTCATTATCCGTTCCGGACGGAACTGGAGGTGTGGTTCTTCTTGTTGCCTATCGTATTGATGCTGCTTATTTCCTTCTTAACTGTAGCAGGACAGACCATGAAGGTTATTTACAGTAAACCGGCTCGTTCGTTAAAATACGAATGATAAGACATAAGATGCCCATAGTCAGTAATTAAGGTTGTAATTCCTGTAATTCATTTACAAAGAATGTCATTCCCTTATTGTAAATTTGCAAACGAAGACAATAAGTATGATAAAACTTTGAAGATGAAAAACAATACAATGATTATTGCATGTTTGTGTGCTGTCGGTATAATGAATGTTAGCATGCTCCATGTTCATGAAAATATGCAGGGTACTACTCGTACGAGAAGTTATAAGGTAGAAGAAGTGGTGGTTACGGGAACACGGAATGAAACGGACATACGGCATTTGCCGATGACTATTTCGGTGGTAGGGAGGCAAAATTTGGAACATACTTATCAACCTTCCGTGCTTCCTGCTTTGACCGAACAGGTTCCCGGGCTATTCACTACGGGCAGGGGAATCATGGAATCGGATTGTAGCGACAGGAACAAGATGAATTTGCCGGCTATATTGATGTTCGGTAGGATATACAAGGTTGGTTGTCTTTAAATGTGGGTATGCGGATTGACTATCATTCACATGTGGGCACTGAGTGGGTTCTCCAAGGTGGGCTGGCTTTTCATCTTCCCGGAAATGCTGAAATGAAAATGATGGTAAGTAAGGGATTCCGTAACCCCACTATATGCGAAATGTATATGTTTTGCCCAGACAATCCGGAATTGTTTGTCCGGGGGGAAAACTTGTTGGCACAACACTATGAAATCAACGAGGGTTTTCCTATACCTAAGACGACATTGATGAGTGGGGTGAATTTATTTTTAGATTATCTTGGTATTGCTCGTGATGGATGTTTTTCAGTTCTAGCCAATAAATAATTGTTTTTTTCATCTAAACTTTGAATACCTTTTGAATTTTTCTATAAAACTAATTTTTCATCTAAATTTATTTTATTAATTTTACAGCGTTTTTAATGAGAGTCTAACTCTCTATAGTTACAAATGAGCGATGAGAAAGGGTGTCCTGATGGCATCCTTTCTCTTTTATAGTATATATCTATATTGTATTGGATTTTGCTTATGTTACGATTATGTGAAATCACGATACGTTTTTTGTATTTCCGTTTCTCCAACTTTTAGCAGACTTAATTGTTATTCTTGCATTAAAAAACAATTGGATCTCCCTTTGTTATATATTTAACACTCTTTTCATCTCTTTTTGTTGAACAATCTATGCGATTCGCGTGTTAATATAATGTGTTTTTCATAGTAATAGATTTAAGATTAATAGTTAGTATTTGCTTGTGAAAGTCAGTACACTTACGGATAAAAGCGTTTATCCGAAAAGAAAAGAGAGGCAACTGGAAACGGAAGCCTCTTTCTTTTTGAGGAGTATCGTTTAAGGGGGGTAAAACGAAATGCGATAAATTGAGTTATTCCACATAAACGGAATAGCTTTGATATACAAATAGTTATGATTGAATAGGAGAGGAGAGAGGGAAAAACGAAAAGTTTACTCTGCTTTACTTTGGCTTTACTTTAGACTTTACTCTGAATAGTTTGAACGCCTATCTGCTTTACACTGCAGCGAAAACTTAATATACGGTGGAGTAGGAGAGGAGAGGGGTGAGCACATTGGCCGCAGAACGCTTTTATTTAAGCGGATTGCGGCTTTTTTATGCTCTGTTGATAGGATTATCATTTCATATTAAAATAGCCTGAATTCGGCGTTCAAAATAGCGGAAATAGGAGAGGGGCAAATGGTATTCATTTGAGGGTGGAATATTGCGTTTTTTAGGGGTTGGTTGTGCATTTGGTTGTGCGTTTGGTTGTGCATTTTTGTAATAAAAAAAACGAAATGTTTTTAATGGTTGTGCATTTGGTTGTGCATTTCCCGTTAAAAATAGACGTGTTTAGATATAGAAATTGCCTATTTATTAGCTGTTTTATAGTTGTTTTGTGGTTTTCAGAGGGGGAAAATACCATAAAAAAATAATAGAAATCAGCATATATTGTTGTTTAATATGCTGATATACAATATAATGAATAACTGATTCTTATTTGATAAAAATCAAAAGTGCGTGTGCAGCTAATATTTGGGACACTTTTTCCCGAAAATTATACGACATCTGCACATATTGCATCGGGTGCAGCCGATTGTTGTGTACCCAATAACTTTACTTGTTCTTTTAATTTGCCGATTTCCTCTGCTTGTTCTGCGATTTTCTCTATAAAGTAGTGGGTGTTTTGGTCGGGAGGTGTGTATTGCGTCTGAGAGGTAGAATTATACAGCATCTCCCCTCTTTCCATTAATAACCACTCTGCTGATATATTCGCATTTGCGCATACTTTTTCGAGGACATCATAAGATGGCTTACCTTGCCTCGTACCTACAACATTCTCAATCACAGTAGCAGATACACCTATTGCGTTGGCAAAAGCTCGTTTGTTTCCGCCGTACAATTCTTTGATAATATGGTTCATTCGTTCATTTATAGTCATACCTCTCCTATTTTATTTGCGCAAAAGCGAATAAAATATTCGCAATTACTTGTTTTATTCGCAAATGCGAATTATATTTGCAGCACGATAACAATGTAAACGGCTGTAAAAGTACAAAAAGCGGTTGATATTGCAATGAATAACTAATAAAAACAGAATTATGCAAGCAATTAAGGTACAAATCTATTTTTCGGAATGGGAAAAAGTAAGTGATTTTATTTCTGAAATAAATATAGATGAAGAAATGGCGGCTTACGCTATTGATAACAGAACTATGGTGATAGCGACAGTTGGAGAGTGTTCTATGGCCTATGCAAAGGCACAGCTGAAAACTTGGTTTAGTGATCCTACTATTGAAACCATTAAATAAGAAAAACATGAAAAAGAGAATTGTAGTTGAGTACGGGAAAATATCCCAAATCTCAAAAGATTTTAAGGTGACGAGGCAGGCCGTTTATAAGGCATTGAATTATTTGAGTAATAGTTCTAAGGCTACATTAATCCGAAAGGTAGCCATTGAACGTGGAGGCGTTGAAATCGGTGATCAAAAGGAAACGGCATGAAAAGGATGTTTTTGCTCCTTTTGGGAGATGAGTTTAAAGAGTATTTCTCTTTGACTACAAAGCAAAAGTTTTATGTGTGGTATTTCTGCTTGAGTTTCTGTTTTTTGTGTATAACAGATGATAGTCCGATTTGGGCGATTATAGTGGTGGTTTTGAATTTTGCTAATGCCGCCCGTCTGATTAAAAAAGTACCAATTTCAACCGATGACAAAGATATTTAAAATAGGTGAATCCCGGACGGTCTTTTGAGGTGGTTCGATTCCGCCTCCGGGGACTAAGATTTTAAAATAATGGAGTATTTCAATAAAATAGTATGCGTAACAGTTCAGGAATTAACCAGCTCTGAAAATGGAGAACCGGTGATTTCATTATGGACGCTTTATTCTTTAATTCGGAGAGGTAAGGCTCAACGGGTTAATAGAGGCGGTGGTCTTGATAATTACGCTCTTATTGATTACTTGTCCTTACCTGAACGTTACCGGATCCGCTTTGAGCAAAAGTATGGGGATCCGGTGGAGTTAATCAAAGAGAAGTGTATGAAAAACAGGCTTAAAATAGATGAAGCAGCCCGGATATTCTTTGAGGATTACCGGTATGATAAGGCCGGGGAGTTAGTAAGTCTCACAGAACCCAAAAAAGCTGAATATACCATCAACGCCTCAGTACTGAACGAGTTGATATCGATCCTGAATGACCGGGAGGGCTATCGCAAGGCTTTGGGTGGAAGTACAAAGAAAGTATGGGAAACGATTATCGGAACGGCAGACCGCCTCCGTGACTCTTATGGCCATACGCTACCTGAAAACGCCGCCCGGCTGAAAGACAAAATAAACCAATACAAAAAAGAGGGTTACTCCTGCTTGATCAGCAAGAAAATGGGAAATGGCAATACCCTGAAAATAACCGAGGAAGCCGGTAACATGATTATAGCGTTAAAGCGGAGCAGCGTTCCCGTTTATACAGATGCTCAAATATTCGTGGAATTCAACCGGATTGCAGATGAGAAAGGTTGGAAGCAGCTCCGGAGCATTCAGAGCCTCCGGCAATTCCTGAACCGTCCTGACATCGAACCGTTATGGTACGATGCCGTTCACGGGGAGCTGAAAGCTCACCAGCGTTACAGCCGCAAGAATAAAACCGAGCTTCCCTCGATGCGTGACTCCTTGTGGTATGGTGATGGTACGAAAATCAATTTGTACTATAAAGACTATGACAAGGACGGTAAGCTGGTGGTTCGTACCACTCAGGTTTACGAGGTCATCGATGCTTATTCGGAGGTATTTTTGGGATACCATATTTCAGACAGCGAGGACTACGAGGCGCAATATAATGCCTACCGCATGGCCATTCAGGTATCAGGTCATAAGCCTTACGAGCTGGTGCATGATAATCAGGGAGGCCACAAGAAACTGCAGAATAGCCATTTCTTTGATAAGATTGTCGGCCATGTTCATAGAACCACGGCTCCATACAGCGGGCAATCCAAAACGATAGAGAGCGTTTTCGGACGTTTTCAGGCTGAGGTTCTGCATAAGGATTGGAGGTTCACCGGTCAAAATATCACCACCAAAAAGGACACGAGCCGCCCGAATTTAGAGCGTATCGAGGCGAACAAGGATAAACTTTACACTTTGGCCGAACTGAAAGCAGCATACGCTGCCGCCCGGAAAGAATGGAACGAAAGCAAGCATTTTGCTACCGGGGTGAACCGCATCGAGATGTACCAAAATAGCGTGAACCCTGATACCCCGACAGTGGGTGTTCTCGACATGATCGAGATGTTTTGGGTGATGACTGATAAACCCTCCACTTACACAGATAACGGTCTGAAAATAACCATTAAAAAACGTGAGTTTACATACGAGGTTTACGAGGTTCCGGGTGTTCCCGACCATGAATTCCTAAGAAAAAACAGAGGGCAAAAGTTCTACACCATGTACGATCCTTATGACCATACTTCGGTACGGCTATACAAGAAAGATAAAGCCGGAGAGCTGCGATTTGTACGAACTGCAGAGCCTTATATCGTCATCCACCGGAATATTCAGGAACAGACCGAGGGCGAAATGTCCTTTATCCGCCGGAATATAGAGGCGAACACGGAGGATCGCATCGAGCGTCAGGTTGATGCACGTATCATCGAGCAGGCGCACGGCGTGAGTATGGAACAACAGGGACTCAAACGTCCGAAATTGAAAGGTGCAAAGAGCGAAACGGAGCGTGAAATTGAACGCCGAGTCCGCCGGTACAGTCAGGATCCGGAACAGCTCTCCGCCGGTAAGGTGACAAAGCTAATAAGCAACATCACGTTTGACCAGCTGAATGGTGACATCCGCCTGAATGAAAAGAAAGTAGCAGGAAAATTATAATTCTAAATAAAATGAACAGTACAATGACACAGCAAGAGAAAGACAGTATCCGTGAAGCTCTCCGGGTATATGCAGCAAAGTATTCCAGCCAAAAAAAGGCTGCGGCAAGTTTGAACGGCGTATCTGCCGGGACATTGAGTGCCGTGGTTAACGGCAAGTATGAGAGTATCAGTGATGATATGTTCCGCAATATCATCTCTCAGATAACCCCTGCAGCTGCGGCCACCGGTTGGCAGCTCGTGGAAACGAACTCCTTTCAGGAGATATGGTATGCCCTGAGCGATGCGCAGGAATTTAAAAAAGTCCGCTGGATCGTGGGTGGTGCGGGATGTGGCAAAACAACGACAGCCACCATGTACGCACAAAAGAATCATGAGGTGTTCGTCATCCTTTGTGATGAGGATATGCGGAAAGGTGATTTTGTTCGGGAGATCGCCCGTAAACTCGGTTTTAAGACTTGCGGGATGCGTATCCGTGAAATATTGGACTTGGCCATCGAGAGCATCATACAGATGGAAAATCCACTTTTGGTGTTCGATGAGGGTGATAAGTTGAATGATAACGTGTTTCACTACTTTATCAACCTGTATAACCGGCTGGAGGGCAAATGCGGGATTACTTTCTTATCCACCGATTACATCCAGCATCGTATTGACTGCGGTTTGAACCACAACCGGAAAGGCTATAACGAGATTTATTCCCGCATTGGGCGTAAGTTCTTTGAGCTGGAACCAACCTCCCATAATGATGTATTTGCCATTTGCCAAGCCAACGGACTGATGGATAAAAAACTTATTGCAAACGTGATCGATGTGACGGAAAAATCGGAGTTTGATTTGCGATGCGTGAAAGATGCCATTCACCGGGAGAAAAAGGTGGCGGCAGCGAAATAGTATAAAACCCTGTTCAAACGCTGGTTGAACGGCGTTTGAACGTAATTCAAAAAAGAAAGGAACAAGAATATGGCAAAGATTTATGTAGCAAGTAGTTGGAGAAATCAACATCAACCCCAAGTGGTTAGTTTTCTTCGTGAACAAGGACATGAGGTTTATGACTTTAGACATCCTGCCGGGAAAACGGGATTCCAGTGGTCGCAGATTGATGAAGATTGGGAGAATTGGAGTACAGATCAATATAGGGCAGCACTTGAACACCCCATTGCACAAGCTGGTTTCAAATCGGATTTTGATGCTATGCAATGGGCAGATGTTTGTGTTCTTGTATTGCCTTGTGGACGCTCTGCACATTCGGAGGCAGGATGGATGAAAGGTGCAGGGAAAAAAGTAATAGTCTATCAAATTTGGGAAGAAGAGCCGGAACTGATGTATAAATTGTTCGATGGTGTGTGCTCAATGGGAGTAGGATTACAGATGTTTTTAGCAGAATTTGACAAGGAGAAAAATAACGTATAACAGTACATATATGAAACAAATTGTTTTACCACTCGCAAGCCGGTTTCCGGTAGGCCATTTTAAAAGAGGCCAACTCACCGGCTTTCCTGAGAAAGTAATTAAAGGAACCAAGATCCACACGTTTCGTGAGGATCCGGGCAAATGGGCGTACAACGTGGAGCTTATCAACTCCCATAATGCGGAGCTATCTATCCGCCGGTGGATTGGCCGTCCTTATCACACTCCGCAGCTGGAGGTGAAAAGATTGAAGAAAATCGGTATCCAGCAGGTGCAAATGACATGGGACTCCGATATCGAGCAGCCGACCGTTTTCATAGACGGAAAACGTATCCTAAACGTGGAGCAGCTGGCTGCTAATGACGGGATGACTCTCGATGATTTCGTGAGCTGGTTTTTTAAGACCTCCAACACATTCGAGGGAGTGATTATTCATTTTACAGATTTCAGATATTGATTTATGGCACGGGCATTATCGGTAACAGAAGCAGTAAGCATGAAGAAAGAAACGCTCAAGCTGACAGGCGCATGGGCGGACGCTTTCGGAGAGCCTGAACGGATTGGCGTTTGGTTTATTTGGGGCAATAGTGGTAACGGGAAAAGCAGCTTTGTCATGCAGCTTTGTAAAGAGCTGGCAAAGTTTGGGCGGGTGGCTTATGACAGCCTCGAAGAGGGTGCGAGCCTCACCATGCAGAACACGCTCCGCCGTTTCAACATGGCCGAGGTAAACCGCCGTTTCCAGCTGCTTGACTGTGAGCCGATGTCCGAGCTTGGTGAAAGAATGGATAAGCATAAAAGCCCCGATTTTTACGTCATTGACAGTTTCCAATACACCCAAATGAGCTATAAAGAATACATCAAATTTAAGGAGGCGCACCGGAACAAGCTGCTGATTTTTATCAGCCATGCAGATGGCCGGAACCCTGATGGTCGGAGCGCAAAGAAAGTGATGTATGATGCCGCCCTGAAAATTTACGTGGAGGGGTTTCGGGCTTTCTCGAAAGGCCGCTTTTTCGGCTCCGTGGGGCATTTTACAATTTGGGATGAGGGTGCGGTAAGATATTGGGGAGATAACGCTTAAAACGAACGGAAATGAGTAAAAATAATCAAGTTATAACGATTTCGCCTCCCATGTTTATCGGGGAGGGAAATCAGAAAGAAAGTATCTCCAGCAAAGGCCACCGGTGTAGCTATTGCCACGGTAACGGTTTCTTTTGGGGAGAGGAACAACGGGAACGGGTGAAAGTTGATTGCCCGGTCTGCAAAGGTAGCGGTAAACTCGATGCCGTGATAACTATCGAGTGGAAACCTGCAAAATAGAATGAACGATGGAAAAAGAAGTACCTGAAAATATATTGGCGAAAATTAGAAAGCTGCTCCGGTTAAAAGAATCCGCCATAAAAATCGGATCCGAGGGAGAAGCCCATGCAGCTGCGGAGGCTGTAAACCGGCTGCTGACATCCTATAACTTGTCATTGATGGATGTTACCCCGGAAGAACAAAAGAATATGATATCCGTGAGTGAATCGGAGAAAATAACCTATCAGGACACGTATGGGAATATTTGGAAAAGGGATTTGTTGCGGATTATATGCGAGTATAATTTTTGCCGGATTTTGTTGCATGGAGGTACGACTTACATGGTGGTAGTCGGTACACGGGAAAATGCGGAAGTTGTGCTCTCGCTTTATAATTACTTGAGGTCTGTATTCCGCCGGTTGTCGGTAGAACGTTGCACCGAGTATGTGGCTACCCGCAGAGGGTATTACCGGACAAAGAAGTTTAAACGGAATTATATAAAATCTTATTTGTTGGGATGTTGCACCGGTTTGCGGAAACAATTTGAGAGCATTCGGAAAACAGCGGAGGAAACCGGACTGATGCTGTGTCACAACCATTTGATTGATGATTATTTTCAATCGATAGGCACAACCACCCATAAATCCAAGAACCGGAATAAAGTGAACACTTCCGCCTATTGTTCCGGGTACGATGACGGTTCAAAGATCAATTTAAACAAGCAAATCAATGGGAAATGATCTTTATCAAATAGGCTTACCGGTGGCCTCTTTAAGTACAGTCCTGATGAATTGGACTTGCTTTAACCGACCGGAGAAATTGCTGATCAGCCCGGCCAAGAAAGATGAATGGGCGGTGGTTGAACTCCGGAACCCGGAGCTGTCCGCAGCTATCATCAAGGACGTGCCGGAGGCAATGGTAAAAGTAGTACAACAACCTGTAAAAGTCGTGCAAATATGAAAGCGTTATCAGCATTAAGACAGGTATTCAGCCTGAAAAAGAACGAGGAACTCGGCAGAAAGTTCTCTCCTGAAGATTTGAAACGTATTGTCGATGCCATGAAAGAGTATGCGGCATCCAAGCTGCAGGAGCAGCGAGCCATTTGTCAGCGTGAATTTGAATTGGCCTATGACTCCGGCGAAAGTAATTTGGGGACGAACCCGACCATTACCGAATTGTACGTCCTGCAATCCTTAAAAGAGAGTGAAACCCCTGAACTTGATTGATTATGGCAAAGACAAACAGTTATTCACGTTTTTGGACGCTGCTGGCGAAAATGTCCTGTTCTGACAGGGACGGTTTAAAGCTGCAGCTTGTATCCAGCTTTACGAATGGGCGGACGGACTCACTGAGAGAAATGACCTTGAGTGAATATAACTCGATGATACGGGAGATGGAGAAGCAGACCGGATCCAGCAGTCCGGTCAGTTACGAGGTTCTGAAAAAGAAACGCTCCGCCGTTCTCCACCAAATGCAGCTGATGGGCATCGATACGGCGGATTGGGCGGCAGTGGATAACTTTTGTTTGGGCGTCCGTATCGCAGGAAAGAAATTCAGGGAATTATCCGCTGATGATTTGGATGCGGTATTGCTCCGCATACGTTCCATCCGGCAAAAGGATATGCAGAAAGCAAAGAAAGAACTCAATTAACTTATTTATAAACCATTTAAAATGTGATATTATGGCACAGATTGAAGAAAAGCAGACCGTTGAAATGACGGCGGAGGAAAAGGCTCAATTCGAGGCTTTCCGTAAAGAAAAGGCCAAAAAAGAGGCTCAGGAAAAGGCGAAAGCCGAACGTGAAACGTACCGCCAAATGGTGGATGATGAAGTGAACAGCGCAATCCCGGTACTCCTCTCCTTGAGTGAGGATATCAAGGAAACCAAAAAGACGGTGCTGGAGAACTTTAAGAGTATCCTTGACATGAAATGCGAGGTTCTGAAAGTCGTAAAGGATGACCAGCGCAGCCATACCTTTACCAATTCGGAGGGAACCAAGCGCATCACTCTCGGAGTGTACGTGACGGACGGCTACCGTGACACGGTGGAGGACGGAATCGTGATCGTGAAAGAATACATCGAGAGCCTCGCCGACAATGCTAAAACGAAATCACTCGTGAGCATGGTTTTGAAGCTGCTGGCACGTGATGCCAAAGGCACGTTAAAAGCCAGCCGTATCGTCCAGCTCCGTAAGATTGCGGAAGAAAGCAACAATGACCGTTTCATGGAGGGTGTCCGCATCATCGAGGAGGCATACCAGCCAGCGATCAGCAAACAGTTTGTGAGAGCGGAAATGAAGAACGAGGACGGTATGTGGGTGACCATTCCTCTGGGTATGACAGAAGCATAAGGAGGGACGGTCATGATATACAAAGTTCAATTCCAAATCCACCGCAGAGGTTACCGCAAGCTCCGGCTTGAGGGCTTATACGTGCCGGAAACCGGTGTCGAGATGTCGGTTCCTGAAATGAAACGTGACGTTACCGAGTTCATCAAACGCCAGCTTTCCAGCCGGAACAAGGAATTTGAGAATTTTCAGGTGGAACTGACGGTTTTCAAAAAGCTCAAAACCGATTTCATGTATCACCCGAAATCAAGTGAAGAATTAACCATAATAAAGGAGGAATCAGATGGAACAGACGAATAATGCGAAAGCCCGGTATATTCCCACCCGTGTGGCTGTATGCAAGCGTTGCGAGGGAAAAGGCGTTGTATTCGAGTACAGCGATGAGAACAGGACAAAGGTATCCGGATCCTGCCAATGTCCGACCTGCCTCGGATCCGGCAGAGTGAAAGTGACCAGCTCGGTGATAACCACTATAAAGCCGTTCGTTCCGGGTAAGGATGACAAAGAGGGTATGCTTGCAATGTAAAAGCCCTTTAATCAATAATAAAAGTCCGCTGAAATCCTAATTTTCAGCGGACTTTTTTTCGTACTATGGTGCAAATAATGTACCTTTGTATTAAGTAATCAAATCAATATGCAGGAGCAGCTCGTAATACCGTTTTTTTGCCCGGAAATAGAGAAAGCCGGTAACCGCCGCAGAACACGCACGGTTGCCTCCTCCGATGCTGCCATCACCTCCCGCCGTGACCGCCTCGAAAAGCGGAACCGCATCATGACCGCCCGTTATTACTATTGGACTGAGATCAAACGCCGCCGCTTCGATGACGTGCTGAGAATCCTTTCCGATAACGAGTTCTTTGTCGAAGAGCGAACCATCAGCAACACACTGGTGGAACAGGATGATTTTTACAATGAACTCCTGCGTTCCAAAGCATCCACCCGCAAGCTCAAAGCGATGTTTCCCGGCTTTGATTGGAACTAATCCATAAACTCGGTTTCATAAATCACGTTATAGACTTTCAGACCGTCCGCTCTTTTTTCCGGCGCACCCCGGAGGCGGCGCATCGGGTTGAAAAGGTTCCCGCCGTTCCACCATTGCAAAACCTCGTGTATCTTATCCAACGTGTCCATGCAGCGGAGGGCGTGTTCCCTCACGAGTTTGGGAGCCGCCGCATTTGTACTCCCTCCAGTTTGAAAGGCCAGCCTGAGCTGTATTTGCGCTTTTATCTTTTGTCGGCCACCCATGTGGGTTTCGCAGGACGGGTAAGATATATCTATCAGGCAGCACGGGAAAGCCACGGCAGGCCGCTCTCCCGTGTTAAGTTGTCCCTCCTCGGCATCTATCCACCGGAGCCCGGGTACTTCTGTTTTCAGCCGGTCACAAACGGCGATAAAAATTTCTTTGTTCATAGCTATTCATTGTAAAGTGAGTCAATATATCCCTCTATCCGTGCGTGTATCTGCTCGTTCAATTCTTCCGAATCTCCCATGAATTCACGTTTCGGGATGTTGGTTTTCCGGGTGTGCGCCTTGACCGGTACATCTTTCCGTTTTGTTTTCCGGGTGTGTGCCGGTACGGGTACTATACCTTTGAATCCCTCGTTGTGTACCTGAGCGTAATCTACCTTTTCATTCCCTGCAGAGATAACCACCCGCTGGGGAGTTATCACCGCCGGTCTGATACTGTTCACCAGCGCACCGGAGTCGATCAGCAGGGAACCGGTTGTTTTCGGTGCTTTTGCCGGAGTCCACGGGTTCCCGTCAAATGCTTTCTTCTTGAAAGCTGATTTATAGTATTCCGTGGCCGTTTCCGCCACGATTTCTGCCGCATCGGAGATTATCTCCTCCGGGAGCGATTGCAGATAATTATTTAATTCTTTGATATTCATATTGAAATAATTTTGTATATTTGCTTCCGTAAGCATATCGCTCCGGGGATGAATCGAATATGCCAACACCTGACGGATGACGGGGGCATCAAAAAGTCCGGGCTTTATACGGCGGAGCGGGATGTTAATCCGTATATAAAAGGAGGTTCTCAGAGCCTCCTTTTACTTTTTGATAAGCAGACCACGGCGATATCTCCATCGTGGATCTATCTTTCTGCTCCTGCGGCCTTTCACCTTGATGTTGGCGTTTTGTTCTATCTCGAACCATGTCGTGACCTGATAGAGCGTTCCGTTCTTAACCTCGCAAACCACGTTAATCACCTTATCCTCGTAAAACTTGATAAAGTTCAGGTTGTCGAACTTCTTTTGATAGTCGTTTATCCATACCTCGTCAGGGTTTTTAAGCACGTCCGGGATGCACTCCACGAGAGGAACACGAGCCTCCTCGTATTTCTTTGTGGTGTGGCGTTTGAACACCTCCTCCGTAAGTTGCACCTTTCGGCCTTTGTAGTCATCCATCACCTGATGCGAATCCCTCCACTGGTTCGGATCCCCGGCAAACACCGGTGCTTTTTCGGTCGCTGCCGCCGCTTTCTTTCCAAAGGACTCCAGCCCGTAATCATTATAATGCAGGTCACCCAGCAAGGAGGCGGCCTTATCGGGAAACTTGCGGATATAATGCTGGTTCTTGGAAAACACCTCAGCCGTTTCTCCCCGGTTTGAATCCCAGCCCTGAGCCTCGTTCATTTTCCATTCACTCGTACCGAGGTATTCATCGACAATGGCACGCATGGCGTTGATGTCTATACCCTCTACCTCGTGTTTCATGAGCGGAACCACCCGGCAACGGCATTTCCAGCCATTGGGCGGGAATATCTTTTTCCACCGTGGATCATTGGCCGGTAATATCACCCCGTCCAGCTTCCGGTGTTCCTCCCTTACCTTTTCATCCCCGGCAGTGACATATTTCCAATAAGGGAACATTTTCGTTTTTCCCATGAGCCGGTGGTAATTGCTGGCGGACTCCGCCGTTAGTACCGCCGTTTCGTATTCCGTCTTTTGCCACGTTTTATTGAACGTGCCACATATCTGCTCCGCTTTTTTGGAGAACTCCTGAAAATTACCGCTCTCCCTGAACGCCTTGTTCAGCTCCTGAATTTCCGCCAGCGTCTTACCGGCGGAGAAATGAAACAGGTTCATCTCCAAAGCGGTGATGAAAGCGTCATCCTGCAGGCCGTATGCGAATCTTACATCCGCATGGTTCATTGAACGTTTGAACGCACTTTGAACACCGTTCAAAAAGTCGGTAGCAATAAAGGAGAACAACTCCGCATCGAACTTCCCGGTTTCGCCGTTTGCAATCCTTGCGGCCAGCTTTTCCGACATCGGAGCGTTATCATTCAGCCTGATGGGGGCTTTTCCAATGGATGCCCCGACCTGCGGGGCTTGCACGAAAAAATCCCATAAGCGCATAAAGAAATTACGGTCTGCATTACTGATTGTGTCCTCCTCCGAATCCTCTCCTATATCGAACTGAGCGGCCTGAGAGGAGGCACGTTTTGCGACCGGCTCCCCGTCTTTAGGCACGGGAATCGAATATTTTTCATGCAGGTAGCTCTGCGGGATATCCATGATGTCGGAGAGCTGCACCACCTCGGCAACGGAGAGCTGCTCCGCCGCTTTTGGGAAAATGAACTTTCCGCCAGCAACGGGATACCCTCTCGCCTCCAGCATGGGGAGTACCTTTTGGTTGAGGACACGCTGTACGTACCGGAGGTCAGATTTATTCTTTCCCTCCTCTACCTCCTTGTGAACCTCACCCAATGAACGTGCGCCTTTCTCTCCCTGTACGGTGGTCATGGTTTGTCCGAGGATAGTGATCAGCATCTCCTCGTTGTTGGCCTGCCGGAATTCGTTGTACGAGGATCCTGAACCCGTTCCGCCCTCTTTGGTTTCCACATCCGCCTCTTTTGGGATGACCACATACGGTGCGGATCCGGCTTTATCGAAAGCCTCCTCCAGCAGCTTGCGGCTCTCCGGATCATACGTGTTGTATTTACCGATGCGCTGGGGCATCCCGAAAAGTTCGATCCATTGTGACCAATCCCCAAAGCCTCCACGTTTGTAGATGGCATAGGGAGCCGCCTTGAGTAACAAACCGAAATCCCGGTCTTTGCCGAGAATGAGCAGCTGTGAATCTCCCTCGTATGGTATGCCTATTTCGTCCGTGTCCTGCCGGAGGATTGTGCGGTTTTTCAGGTTGATATGCTTTGCCGGAATCGGTTCCACGTTGAAACCGTCATTAAAGGTCATTTCAATGCCTGAACGCCCGTATATTTTCTTTTTCAGGATTTCAGTCAGCAGATCCTCCCATGCGGTGGTGTCCATCAGGTCTGCGATCTCCTTCACTTCCTCCCCAGCCGCATTTTGGAAAGTAAGCTCCGAGTTCGTGACCGCATCGATGCGCTTTTGAACGGCATCGCTCAAAACGCCGTCAATCATGATATCATCGAGCAGGTCATACAGCTGCTTTGTTCGTCCATTGTCTGCAGAGGAGAGAGCCGTCCGCCAATTCCCCACGTCATACACTTTCCGCTGGGGAGCCTTGACTACGATCTGATGGATGACCAGCTGCTCCTTTGATTTTGCCCCGGCATTTGTCGTGGCCGTCTTTTTTTTCTTGTTCGCCATAGTCATATATTAAAAATGTTGATTACGCTTGGGATTGCTCCCGTAGATATATTCACCTGCAGTATCCGGTTTCCCGTCACCGTCCTCGTCTATAATGGGGAGGTTAGGCTTAATGTCTGATTTCTGCACTTGCCGGAGCCATGCCACGGCACGCTCGTACCTATCCTGCCGGAGCTGCAGGTCAGTACCGGCATTGCATAGGTTCACGAAATGCCACACGGCTATGTCCTTTACAAAAATGAGCAGGAGGGCGTTTCTTTGGCTCCCTGTGGCCTCGAAAATCTTTTTGCGGTCATACGCACCAAGATATCCGTATGCTTCCTGCAGGGCAGCGTCTATGGCTGCCGTGAGGATTGTTTCATCCTCCCTGCTGATAGCCTCTATATTCTCTTTATAGAGGTGCGTTTCCAATTCTTTGGGTGTGATAAATGCCATGATTAAAATCTCTTTTTATTGGTTACACGTGCGCCCACGGTGTAGGATCCAGCCGAGAGCGTGCTTATCTTTTGGTTGATGATCCACACGCCACCCTCGATGCAGTCCACGCCGTCAGCGGGTGATTTCATAGCTCGGTTGATGAGCAGGAACTGCTCCTCCAGCCTTTTCATGTGCGGATTATCCTTTTCGTCAATGTTGAGGATGAGTTGTCCTCGCCGGTTGATCGGCTCAAGGTTTCCCTCGATACGGTCAAACTTTTCCGGTTTCTTCCGGGTATCCGGTATGATCCCGATAAATCCGAGTTGTTTTCCTTTCTCGCTAAATAGCGGAACGAACACCTGTTCATAGAAAGGATCCTGCAGCTTGTTATTTTCGATGTAATTATATACCTGCGTTTTTTGCCCCACGTAATCCCGAAGATAATAATACCAGTTCACGTACTCCTCGTTTACCACATGGTCAAGATAACCGGTGTAAACGTAGAATTTACCGTCATAATACCCGATAAGGAAACAGGCTTTGAAAGAGGTGGCCTTGTTCTTTGAGTTGGACGGAGCCGGATCCCCGTAAACAACGGCAAACTGCAGCTTTGAGAGTGGCGGGCATTTGCCCCATACCATTTCTTTGAACGTGTCACCCTCGGAGAGCGGGTTGTTCATGTATTCTTGCTGGAACGCCTTTGTGCTGATTTTGGACTGAATGCGGTTAATGCGTTCCTCCGTGTTCTTTTCCGGCCAGCTGGATTTGCCATCCTTGTCCCGAATGTTCACGATATCCCAATGGTCAGCTTTATCACCGGCACGTTTCACGCAGCAGTCGAGAGCGATCAGGTTTCCGCAGAATATCACCAGCAAATCCTCGCTGATGGATCGGGTTGGAAACAGAGCCTCCTCGAACCATTCCCATTTCTTTTTCAGGATGTCCGGGTTCCTGCAGTCTGCATCCGTATCGAAGTCATCCACGAGAGCCGTGTCCGGACGTACAGCGTCCTTTCTCGTACCACGGGGTGACTCCAGCGCACCGATAGCCCGGAACGTTGCCCCGGTAGTGAGCGTGAATTCGTCCGCCGTCCAGCTCCCGAACTCCCTCAAATCACCATAATATGCCTTTAGCATGGAATTGCTCTCAAAGGCTTTTTTATAAGGTTCCAAAAGCCGGACGGCGTTCTCGTGACTGTTTGAGATGAGTAGCACGTTCTTTTTCTTTCCGGTCAGCACGAGGTACATCATGCACATGAACACGATGGTGGATTTTGCCAGCTCACGTGACCACGATAGAACCTCGTACCATTCCATATTCGTGGTGATGCGTTTGATGGCCTTTTTATGGAATTTGGTAAAGGGGTACTTTGCGAATTCCGAGAAAAAGAAAAGGATCCACTCGATGACGTTCGCCTCCAGCTTTTCCAGCTTCTTTTTTCGTTCCACCGGCGAGAGGTTGTCGGCGGCTTTGTCCCTTTTGAGTGAACGGTGGTATTCAGTCCACTCCTTGTACGCCTGAATATCATCTATTTTACCCATTTCATTTTCTCCTTTATGTACGCATCGAAATAATCACTCAATTCCTTTGCCCTTTCGAGATCCTGCTGCCGGAGCCAATCGAGCAGCCCACGGGACACGTTGTATATATCCCTGATGGAGGCATCCTGCTCCAATGCCTCAAGGTCAGCCGTCAGCTTGCGCCGGATATCGGCCTCCGCCGCTGACGGGAACCGTTTGCCCTCCTCCTTGCTTGCGATGGAACGGTCAAGTTCGTCCAACTGCGTGAGCGTGGAGCTGATGCGTTCCTCCCGTGTCTGCAGGAGATTGAGCTTTAAGCCCTCCCATTCCTTAGCCCATTTGTTCACCGTGACACGGGAAACACCTACCCGGTCTGCAATTTCCTGCTGGGTGATGTTCTCTTTGAGATACATCAATTTCGCCCATTCTTTCCGTTGATTTGCTTTCAATTCTTCCGCCATGACTATATCATTTAATAGCCCAAAGGTAAAGCCTTGTAATGAGTGAAAATAATTGGTTTGTAATGTTTTACGTTTAAACTGTAATGGTTGCAGTTTAATCTGAAACCGTTACAGACCGATTTGTACAGCCCGTTTTTTACCCTGAATTTTGTCACAAAATCAAACGAGCGAAATGGGTAAATTAACCTTTGTATTACACGATGAGTCGGTGAACACCTACGGGTTTAGGATGCTCACCAGCGGAGCCAATTTGGAGGAGTTTAAAAAGAATCCCGTGATGCTTCTGAATCACGATGATTACTCCCTGCCGATTGGCCGGTGGGAAAATATCCGTGTTGAGGGAGGTAAGATTTTAGCCGATGCCGTGTTCGATGAGGGAGATGCCCGTGCCGCAGAGGTAAAGCGTAAAGTTGAGAATGACTTTATCCGTATGGCCTCTATCGGTGCGTGGCCTCCGGAGGAGAAAAGCGATGCCTATGACCTGATGCTCCCCGGACAAACACTCCCTACCGTTACGAGATGGACGGTTCGGGAGGGCAGTGTCGTTACAATCGGAGCCAATCACAATGCGCTGGTATTCTATGACAGAGAGAGCAAACAGATTATCGACCTGAATGATAAGGGTAATCTTATCCGGTTGATAGATCACAGTAATAACCCCAAAAAACAATTAAAAATGAGCGTACTTACAGGAGTATTGAAGCTGCAGGACTCTGCAAGCGAGGCGGAAATCGTAACCGCCATTCAGGGAATCATTGCCAATGCCGACCGCTTGGAAAAAGAAAACAAGACGCTGGCCGCCGCAGTGGATAAAATGAACGAGGCCAAAAAGGAATCCCAAAAGCGGGAGGCGATTTCCCTGACCGATGCGGCCATTAAAGACGGACGCTATGATGCGAAAGGCCGTGAGAACCTGCTGAACCTTTTCGATAAGGATTTCGAGGGAACAAAGGCTATGCTGGCAGCTATCCCGTGCCGTGCAAACGTGGCCGGTCAAATCAACACGGATAAAGGATCCGGTGTAACACTCGGTGATTGGAAAGACAAATCATGGAACGAGCTGGATAAAGCCGGTAAGCTCGTTGAGCTGAAAGATGCCGCTCCGGACTTGTATAAGTCCAAGTTTAAAGAGCGTTTCGGTATCGAACCGAATCTGTAATTATTAACCATTAAAGCAAGAATAGAAATGGCAATTCAGAAAGAAATTTGGATGGCGGCTATCGTGGAGGGTTTATTTGCCTCCAATAGCTTCCTGAGCAAGGCGTTCAACGCCGATGAGTACGTGAACAACGGCAAGATTGTTCACATCCCGAATGCCGGTGCAGCATCCGGAACCAAGAAAAACCGAACCAGCCTCCCGGCTACGGTAACCAAAAGAACGGATATCGATGTGACGTTCCCGCTGGATGAATACACCACGGATCCGGTACTTATCCCTAACGCCGACACGGTGGAACTCAGCTATGACAAACGGGAGTCCGTCCTGCGTCAGGATAAACTCAAACTGCAGGATGATGTGGCACTCGATTTCGTTTTCAACTGGAGTCCTGCCGCCGCACAGTGCATTGAAACTACCGGTACGGAGATCGATGCCTACACGGATAAGGCTACCGGCAAACGTAAAGGTATCTGCAAGGCAGACGTGTTGGGCTTGATGACCAAGTTCAATAATGATGATATTCCGCAGGAGGGGCGTTATTTGCTGCTGGATGCGCAGATGTACTCCCAACTGTTGAACAGCCTGACGGAGAACGAGAACACGGCGTTCCTCGCTTCCGCCGATGCGCAGAACGGTATCCTCGGTAAGCTGTTCAGCTTTAATATCATGATGCGCAGCAGGGTTGCCCTTTATACTGCGGCCAAAGCTCCCAAAGCGTGGAGTACCGCCGGTGCAGCCACCGATCTCGCCGCCGGGCTTGCATGGCACGAGCAAAGTGTCTGCCGTGCGCTGGGTGAGGTGAAAGCGTTCGAGAACGAGGGTGACGCAACCTATTACGGTGATATTTATTCATTCCTTGTACGTGCCGGTGGCCGTATCATGCGTGAAGATAAAAAGGGTGTAATCGCTTTAGTGCAGGGAACTCCTGTAGCAGGATAGAGTTATGGCAGAATTGAAATATTTGGTAATCCACTGTACCGCCACGCCTCAAGGCCGTAAGGTAACGGGTAACGATATCCGGGCATGGCACACGAACCCGGTGAGTAAGGGTGGGCGTGGCTGGAAGCAGGTGGGATATACCGATATGTTTCACCTTGACGGAACGGTGGAGCGATTGGCCCGGAACAACGAGGACGCACGGGTGGATCCGTGGGAGATTACCAATGGAGCAAAAGGGTACAATTCCATTTCCCGGCACATTGTGTACGTTGGCGGTGTGGCCGCTGACGGCAAGACTCCCAAAGACACCCGTACTCCCGGCCAGCTGAAAGCGTTGGAGGATTACGTGAAAGACTTCCACCGCCGTTTCCCACGGGTGAGAATCATCGGTCATAACGAGATTGCGGCCAAGGCGTGCCCGTCATTTGACGTTCAGGCATGGCTCAGGAAAATAGGCATTAACCAATAACAAAGCAAAGAGATGGACGGTCTGATGGATTTTTTAATGTTCGCCCTGCCGGGTGGTTTTATCGGGAGCATCTTCACATGGTTTGTTGGCCGTAGAAAGCAGAACAATGATATGTTATCCCAGCTTCAGGCGTCCATCAATATGCTCAGTAGTGAGAACCGGAAGATATTGGATGAGAATATCCAACTCCGTAGAGAGAATGCCGACCTGAAAGCGAATCAGGAGGAGATGATCCAAAAGCTCTCCCGTCTTACCAAAGAGGTGGAGAGATTAAGAAAAGTAATCAATAAACAAACAGGAAATGATGAGAAATCCAATCCGAGGGGTAACCCTCGTGCTACTTATAGCCGTGTTCTGCCTGATGGGATGTGCCACGGCGAAATTAACCAAGAGCCAGCAGTCACACACGCTGACGGAACAGACGAAAAGCGGAACCACCACCGGAGTAACCGGAGAGCAGTCAGACGTGACGGCTCAGAGGACGGGGGAACTACTGCAGGGACAGACGATAACCGCCCTGACACGGGAGGGGATTCCGGAGTCGGAGGCGAAAGTGGATGTTCCGATACAGAACCTCCTTAACCTGCCGGACGGTGCTGGCTACACGACCAAAGACGGTCAGGCATCGGTAAGCGTGCAAAGGCATGGCGATAATATCACGGTTAAGGGTAAATGTGACTCTATCGCCCGGCAATGCCTTTTTTACGAGCGTGAGGTGTTCCGACAGCGCAACGAGGTGGATAGCTTAAAACGGGTTATTTCCCGGATGGAACAGACGAGCAGCCGGAGTGATGAAACCTACAAGGCGGAGAGCGATGCCGCTGAAAGTATCAAGGAAAAACCTCCCGCTACATGGTATAAATGGCTTTTAGCCGGATTCGTGGGTGGTTTGCTGCTTACCTCTCCACTAAAGAAACTAAAGAATAGAATATTAACCTTTTTAAAATAGAGAACGATGTCAAAAGTATATGTGAATGATGGATACATGATGCTCCTTGATGCCATTTATTTCAATGGTAAAAAGATCGGCAATGTTTCTGATGACGGTATCGATTGGGGCGGTGATGCCGCTGAATATATCAAGCTCTTTGCCGCACAGGTTCGTAATGCCCCGGTCAAGAAAATAAAGAAAAAGGATGCTACCAATCTGCTAAAGTTTACCCTGATTGAACTTGTTCCTCAGAACTGTAAGGACGTGATGGGCGGAACGGTGGACGGTACAAAATGGGAGGCTCCCTCGGAATCCGTTTCATTGGAGGGTACATTGAAAATCCTCTGCGGAACCGGTCAGACTATCGAGGTGAAACGCATGACGCTGGACGGTGTGGTACGTGGCAAGATTGGCGGTGATGATCCGCTGGGTATCGAATGTGAAATGGAAATGTTGAACCCGCTGGATGGAGGTTCTCCTTTCAGCTTTGATGACACGGTTCCATTTATTTCCATAACGCCCACCTCTTTGTCATTCGCCAAAGGTGGAGAAAGCAAGACGGTGGATATTGAAGCCTCCGGAGCGTTTTCCGTTGGAAAGGTTCCCGCCGGTTTCAGCCTTGAGATTGTAAACGGCAGGATTACCATCACGGCGGATGCCAATACCGGGGCTGCGAGAAACGGATCGGTAGAGTTTATCCTTGCGGCTGATAATACCAAAAAGGCCACCCTCACGTTGAGTCAGGCGGCTGGTAATGCGTAACCCATGAAAAAGAACGTGGAAATAGAGGCAGCGGAGGCTTTGCTTGATGTAGGGGTTTCCCTGCCTTTTTTGCAGTTTAAGATGCCATTCAGAAAGAAACCGGTATCGATCAGGGTAACCATGAAACGTCCCTGCTTGGGGAGTCAGATCCGGATCGCAAGGCTATACCTGCAGTTGGGTATCACATACGAGGAGATGGAGCAGTTCAACAAGCATGAGGAGATGGCGTTCCTTGCCATTCATGGCAAACGTGTTTCCAAGATGGTATCCCTGACCATCTGCCGTGGGGCGGTTTCCGGTCTATTGTTTTCCGGTATTGTCGCATGGCTCTTGAGATGGTTTGTTCCTGACAAGTACCTGCAGGGTGCTAACCAGCGTTTTGTCACTTTGCTTGGTACAAAGTCTTTTATGCGTATTATCGAATCGGTTCAGATATCCAATCCACTGAAACCGAGAGAGAGCCAAAAAAGAAAGGGGAGTTAAGAACGAAATATGTCGGATCCCATAGCCCCTTTGGTATAGTGTGGCAGATAGCTGCGGCCACCGGCTGGAGTGTAAAATACATTCTTTGGGGTGTCAATTACCAAACCCTCCGGATGATGCTTGCCGATGCGCCACATTACGAGAAAGAGAATGATAACAACCGAACCGGAAGCAAAGGCGGTAAAGGGAAACCTAAAAGCCTTTCCGGATTTTTCCAATCACGATTGAAAGAACAATGAAACCCGTTGAGATAGAATTCATAATGAGAGACAAGCTCTCTCCCGGCATTGACAAGGCGGGCAAGTCCGCCGAAACGCTGGGAGATAAGGCCGAGCAGGTGTCTAAAAGCATCACAGACCGTATTGCCGCCCAAAAAGAGCAGATCAAGTATGTTGAATCCTGTCTCAAGGATTTAAAGAAGCAATACGACAACCTTGCACCCGGAAAGGCGCAGCTGGAGATGCGTGCGGAGATAGATGCCTGTACCAAAGCCCTGCAGGAGGACAAGAACATTCTCTCCTCCCTTGAGGCGGAGCATGACAAGGCATCCGTTTCCACCAAACGGCTTTCCATGCAGCTCCGGGAGATGCAGGATGCGATGGCTCGCCTACGTTTGGAGGGCAAACAGAACACCAAAGAGTATGCGGAGATGGCCGATAAAGCCGCCGTATTAGCCGATACCATCGGTGATCTGCGTACCCAAACGAATATTCTCGCCAATGATGATGCAGCCTTGCAGGGAGTGATGAGCGGTGTGAACGGCTTGTCCGGTCTGTTCACGACCGCCACCGGTGTCATGGGGATTTTCGCCTCGGAAAACGAGGATCTGATAAAGATACAAACCCGTGTGCAGAGCGTCATGGCCGTCACTATGGGGCTGCAGCAAGTCATGAATACCCTGAACAAGGATTCCGCTTTTCGGCTGGTTACCGTTGTCAAGATGAAAAAGCTGCTGACGGCGGCCAATACAAAGCTGGCCGTTTCGTTGGGTATCTCCAATGCGGCGGCCACCGCTTTGATGGCCACGCTGACATTAGGGCTTTCCGCCGTAATAACGGGGCTTATCGTCCTTTGGGATAAATACAGCGATGCGCAGGAGAAAGCGGCGGAAAAGGCGAAAGAACGGGTAAAAATAGAGAGTGACGGGCGTGCCCAAATGATTAAAACCCGTTTCGAGATAGAAAATACGACAAAGAGCCTGAAAGACTTTACCGGCAGTAAGGAACAGGAAAAGGCTAAAGTCGAGGAGTTGAACCGGAAATACGGCGAGAGCTTCGGATATTACAATACCGTTGCCGAGTGGTACGATGTGCTGATCCAAAAGAGTGATGACTATATCCAAATGCTTTTCCTGCAAGCGAAAGCCCAAAGCCTCGTGAACAAAGCCGTGGAAGCGGACGAAAAGGTGAACGAGGTAAAAGTCACGCCCGAATCTGATGTCGAGGGTTCAATGGGGTGGTTTTCTAAAATGGGGCTGCGTATGGCTCAGGCTGAATCCTATGGCCAATTCGATGCCGAGGCTTTGATTGAAAAGCATAATAAAGAGGCAAAGGCCGCAGCTATAAAAGCTGCAGAGGAACAGCGGGACGCTTATTTGGATGAGGCAAAGAAGCTGCAGGAAGAATATGCAGAGCTGGGTAAAAAGTCCGGTATCGGTGGTTTCGTGGATCCGAATAAAAATAACAAGGATCCGAAACAGCCCGCTAAAATTGTGAATAACCTTGCCGAGCTGGAACTAAAAGCCCGTCAAAAGATAGAGGATCAGCGTATCGCCCTGACGAAAGAGGGATACGAGAGGGAGCGTGCGGAGGCCTTGCTTAATTTCGAGAGAGAAAAAGACCGTATCACGGGTGAGGAACAGCAGCGCATTGAACTGTACAATAAGCTGAAAGCCGCCGGGGAAAAGGTTACTCCTGAACAACTTGCCAATATATCCGCTCAGGCGGCCACGCAACGCATACAAGCGGCGCAGATATATGATGCCACCGTTGCAGATATTGATAGCAGGGAAAACAGGGATGCCACCGAGAAGAAAAAGAAACAGCAGGAAACCCTGCAAGAACTCCTGAGCAAATATCGTGATTTCGAGGCGCAAAGAGCCGCCATAAAGAAACAGGGTGATGATGATATCGCCCAGCTGGAATCCCAGCGTACAGCGGAAAATTCCGATGAGATTGACCGTGCGATAGCGGTTGCAAAGGAACAAGTAACGAAAGGCATCCAATCCATTAATGATGCCGAGGCCGAGGAGGCATCCAAAGATAACGATTTTTTAAAGAAATTATTCGGGGACTATTCTTCCATGTCCTTTGATTCGCTGCAAAAACTTATTTCGCAGGCCAAACAGCTCCGGGCGTATCTTTCCGGTAACGGGGATACGAAAGGCATCACGTTTATTTCGCCTGAGCAATTAAAGAATATAGAGAAAAGCCCGGAAAAACTTGAAAAGTTAAAGAAAGCACTTGACAAATTGCTCGATTCCGACAAAGGCGGCAATAACAAGTGGGAAAGCATTTTCAAGACATTCGAGAAAGGCTTTGCCGAACTAAAGGGAGCCAAAGGAGCCAAAGAACTATCCGGAGCTATCGGCACGATTGGCGGTGCTGCATCAGATGCGGCTGGCGAGCTTGCTAATATGTTCGACCAAATGGGTGACACTCAGACGGCGGATGCCCTGAGTGGAATGCAGCAGGTCATGGGTGCGGTTTCCAACATCGGGCAAGGATTTGCAAAAGGCGGTTTGATCGGCGGTATAGGTGCGGCCATCGGCGAGGCTGCCAATTTTATCACCTCGGCTTTTGCGGCGGAAGCCCGTCACAAAGAGGCTTTAAAAGAGATTGAAAAGGCAAAGCTCGATTTTCAGCGGCAATACAATCTCCTTTTGCTGGAGCAGAATCTTTTGCTGGAAAAGGCTGAGAATATATTCGGGGAACGTCAGGTGGCAAAGGCCGCCAATGCGATAGAGGTTTACCGGGATGCCCTCTCCCAATTTAAGGACGAGCTTTCCGGAGAAGCCCCGACCATGAGCTGGATGGAACGCATGACGGGAGATTTTGCCGGAACTTACCGCAAACGGTTGGAAAATTATCAGAAAGGTTTCGGCGGTCTGAACGATGCCCAGATCGTAACCGGCCACAAGAAAACCGGTCTGTTCGGTTGGGGAAAGGGTAAAGACGTTTATAGCGGCATTCTCGATGTTTACCCGGAGCTGATCAAGGCCAACGGTGAGCTGGATACGGAAATGCTCCAAGTGATCCTCGATACCCGTAAGATGAGTGATGAAACCCGGAACTATCTCGAGAACCTGATCGACCTGAAAGATGCGATGGACGAGGCAGAGCAGGCTTTGGAGGATTACCTGCAGGAAACATTCGGGAGCCTCGGCCCGGGTATGCTGGACTCCATCACCTCCGCCATCAAAGGGGGCGGTACGGCTTTGGAGAACTTTGCGGATCAGGCAGTATCCGTGTTTGAGGATCTCGGTGAGCAGATCGCATACTCCTTGTTTTTCGCTGATAAATTTGATGACCTGCAGAAGCAGCTCAAAGAGGTTTACGGCAGTGGTAAAAGCGAGGAACAGATTGCTAATGATGCCATGCGGCTCGTGGATGACTTTTACAATAATATCGGCAGTAACGTGGATGCTGCGCAGTCATGGATGGAATCGTGGAAAGATAAAGCGGCGGCTATGGGGTTCGACCTTTGGAAAGAGGATACCACGACTCAGAGCGGTAAAGCCGGGGCGTTTCAATCCCTTTCTCAGGATCAGGGTACAAAGCTGGAGGGGTTGATGACCTCCCTGCAGATGCACGATGCCTCCATCGATGAGAACGTGGAGAATATCTCCGAGGGACTCGGCGGGGCTATTGATACCATCAACAAGATAAAAGAGAATACCGACAGTCTGCCGAAAATATATGATGAGATCGTGGAAATAAAGCGTGACGGTTTAAAAATGAAATGATATGGATGTATTGAAAGGCTTATTATTGATTAATGATGTGGATATATTCACGGATTACGGGGCTTTCCTCGTGGAGGAAAAGCCCGGTGAGAACAAGAACTACTCCTCACTTTTGAAACCACCTGCAACCAAAACGCACACGGCTGTATCATTCAGGGAACAGGATGGCGAGAAACTGCCTGAAACACTTGTTCCGGCTTGGGAGGCTCGTGACGTGACACTCCATTTTGCGATCATGGCATCAGACCGGCGGCAATTCCTTATCCGTTATTCCGCTTTCTTGGCTTTTTTAAAGGCCGGGAATAAAGGGTGGCTAAATTTATACCTGCAGGAGCTTGACCGTTCATTCCGGCTGTATTACAAGGAATGCACGGACTACAGCCAGCTGACCGATTTCGGTGGCGAGGTTGCCGCAAAATTCAGCGTGAAATTCAGGGAACCGGCTCCGGTGTTATAGGCTATTCAAATAAATTCAAACGGCGTTCAAATGGAACTTAAAATATACAATCAGCAAGGCGTTTTAAAAGCCACCGTGTCACCCTCGGACTCGGATCGTCATGTTAAGGAGGTGATGAATGACAATGTACTGAATTTGTCATTCACGCTTTACGAGTATGTCGGGCTGGGCGTGAACGATTACGTGGACTTTGACGGGGAGCGTTTCACGTTATTGGAGGATTATAAACCTGAGCAGAATTCCACCGTGGAATACGTGTATAACTGCAAATTTTACGGGATCGAGAGTGAACTTAAAAAGGCGAAAGTCCTCAAGCTGGTAGATAACGAGAATGAGTTGTCTTTCTCTTATGATGCCACCGCTGCGGAACATCTCCAGCTTATATGCGACAATATCAACCGGATCAAGGGTGGTAATGCTTGGGTTATCGGGGAGGTTGTTTCCACGGGTAACGTGAACATAGAATACGATAATATATTTTGTTTTGACGCTCTTTCCGAGATAGCCAAGAACTTCGACACGGAGTGGTGGATCGAGGGTTCGACCATCAACCTGAGCCGGTGCGAGCATGGCACTGCCGTTCCTTTGGGATATGGGAAAGGATTGAAAAAACTCACCCGTGTGGCAAATGATACGGTTCCGTTTTTTACCCGTCTTTACCCGCTTGGCAGCACCCGTAATATCGTGCAGTCTGATTACGGTTATAAGCGTCTGCAGTTACCCGGTGGCGTGCGCTATGTAGAAAAGAATACCTACCTCGGTATCGTGGAGCAATCTGAGGAAAACTTCTTTTCCAATATTTATCCAAGACGTACCGGTAAAGTATCTACGGTTAGAAGCATGGAGGCCACTGGTGAGGACGGCAATAAATTCACGATATATTACTTTACGGACTCCTCTCTCGATTTCGATCCGAATGATTATGAGATTGAGGGGCTTGTCAAGAATGTGGTGTTTCAAAGCGGAGAGCTGAACGGGCGTGATTTTGAGTTGAATTTTAATTCCAAAACGAAAGAGTTTGAAATCGTAACGCAATTCCCTTACGAGAACCAGCAGCTGCCGGGCGGTTTGTTGATCCCGAAACCGGGTGATGAATATATCCTGTATAACATCCGGATGCCTAAAGAATATTATCCGCTGGCCGAGCAGGAATTTGCAGAAGCTGTGGCCAAATACATGGATAAAATCAGTATTGATACTTCCGTGTACAAGGCTCCCACTGATTATGTCTATTTGGAAGAAAACCGGATATCCTTGCAAATCGGTAGGCGTGTTCTTTTGGAAAATGAGATCTATTTTCCGGCAGGGGCGCACGAGAGCCGTATCACGAAAATCTCCCGGAAATTGAATAATCCCTTCGAGGCGGATATTGAATGCACGTATGCGGTTGATTACGGGCGTATCAGCCAAATAGAGAACAATATCGTGGATATACAGGCCGCTTACAAGGAGCAGCTGAACAAGGAGGTGCTGGCTGTTTTAAAGAGCTGGGACAGCATTGATCCTACTGAATACAATGTCCTTTCCGCCGTCCGGACTATCAAAGCGATAGCGAATTCGATCAGCAGGCTGGAAAAGGAAATTTCCGATAAATTCCTGCGGAAAGATATTCCTGACGAGGCGGGTGAACTTGAAACCTTTTTAAAGGGGATCAGCGTGATCGGCACGGCATTGGTTGAAAAGCTCACGGTCGATAAAAACGCATTCTTTAAAGATACCCTCTCCTCCGAGAACTTCATCTCCGGTTTTCCGGGCGGATCCGGCTGGGCTTTGTTCTGGAAAGAGGTCATTAACTCCGCCGGTGTAACGGAGAAAAAAGCGGTCATGGAGCTTGATGACATGACCATCCGTGGCGTGATGAGAGTTTACGAGTTCGTGATCTCCCAGCTCGTGGGTGAGAACGGAACCCGTATCACCTCCGACATGATGCGTGTTCATTCTATCAACCCGGCCACAAAAACGATATATCTCGACACTGAGAAAGGTGTCCTTTATAATCCTTTCCGTGCCGGTGATATCGTGATGGTGCAACAATTTTCCGTGAATGGCCACGGTGGAAAACAATACGAGTTTGAGGTGGTGGATGCCAAGGTCGGGGCATTGGCTGATGGAGAGAACCGGATGGATAGTGTCACCTATAAAAATTTTGTCGGTGACGTGGGCAGCGTGGCCGCCCGTGACGTGCTTACCCGTGTGGACTCTTTGACGAACTCAGACAGAAAAGGTATCCTAAAGCAAACCAGCGTGGAGGAGGGCAGCCCTTACCTCGATGTCCTGTACGGGATGAAAACGGATCCTGACAATGCCGTCCGTACCCGTTTGGGACGTTTGGCTGGAATCATCACTTATTGCTGGGGACAGTTAAAAGGTTACGGGCTGTATTCGGAGAACGCTTACCTGACCGGTGATTTTCGCCTGCGTACGGGAGAGGATGTCCGGACGAAATTTGAAATCGTTGAGGGGATGTTGCAGAGTGCCATGCAGGGGGTTATCAACACGATGACCGAAAAGGACAATTACCTGACGAACGCCACCTTTCAGGATGACCTGACCGGCTGGATCCGGGAGAATGATATCAGCATCTATGACGTGAACGGGCAGCTGCTTGATTTGGGTATAAACTTTTATTCCGAAAAGAACAAGGTTTCGGACGTGGTTTCTTTTGACGGGCGTTTCATGCTCCGTGTTAAACGTAGTTATATAAAGCAGTTGAATAAAGATATAACCAAACCTGAAAAAGGGAGTATCCTTTATTTGACTATAAAATACCATTGTGATGCCGGTGGAACCCTGACTGCCGGTTTCAGCGGATCCGCTCCTTATGTTTCAAAAGCTATCGAGGCAGCCGATGGATTTCAGGTGTTGGAGGTATCGGGAGAATGGAGCGGATCCGGTGATTTCCTTTTGCAGTTTACCGGTGATATTTATGTCGAGCGGCTCACTTTGACCAACCACCCGCTGGAGGATTATCAAAAGGTTGTAAGCACGAAATTCGAGCAAACGGCTGAACATATCTCTGCGGTGGCCGAGGCGGTGGATAAAATTGATAACACGATAAAGACAGCAGGCTGGATAACTACTGCGGACGGCAATAAGTTATGGGCTACAATTTCAACGGTGGATGGCTTGGGTAACCGCCTGACCACCCATGAGGGCAGCTTCCACGTGACGGCGGATCAAATCAATGCCATCGTGAGTCGTATCGATAAGGCGGAGGATGAACTGGGAATTATTGACAACACGATAAAGACTGCAGGCTGGATTACCACTGCGGACGGCAACAAGTTATGGGCGACCATTGACAGGGTGGACGTATTGGGTAACCGCCTGACCACCCATGAGAGCAGCTTTCACGTGACGGCGCAGCAGATCAACGCCATCGTGAGCCGTGTGGACACGATAGACGGAACCATCAGCAGGGCCGGGTGGATTACCTCTGCTGACGGTAACAGGTTATGGGCAAGCAAGTCGTTGGAGAATGGCGGTACAATCGTATCCTTTATCAACCAATCGGCTGAGGACGTGGCAATAAATGCGGAACATATCAGGCTGGAGGGGCTCGTTACCGCCAATGAATATTTTAAGGTGTTGGAGGATGGTTCGATTGAAGCGAATGCGGGTACGTTTTCCGGATATTTAAAGACTAATTTTCATTTAGTGGAATCGAGCGATGCCATATACACGACTGATTCCGCACGAAAAGAATACGGATACAAGATCAACAAGGAATTAAGTTTGAAGGTTGATATGAAAGGAGCAACTAATGGAGCCGATATCATATTGTCAAATGATGTAAAGTATATTGGATCACGAGTGATCTTGTATAACGGATGTCATCCTCCTTACACGAGAACGGTGGGTTCTATCCGTTACAGTTCCGTGCGCATTGATGATGGAAGTCAGATTCGTGGAACCAACTCGGGTTTGGGCGAAGATGGTTTGTTGTCGTATAGCGATCCTTATAAGATAGAATGGATAAGCGGAATAATCGAACTTATTGGCACGCCGGAACATAATGGCAGAGAAATGGCCGGTCTGATATCGTGGAGAGGGGAACTCGTACAACCGCCAATAAACCCTCAAAGTGGTTGGCTCTATTATAACGAGAAAGAAAACCGGAATTACTTGTATTGGTATGGCGAATGGGTAGAATTTCCTGTTTATGGTGACGAATCCGAAGATTTACGCATAACGTGGCTGGGAATGTTATCATCGCCACCAAAGGATCCGAAAAAAAATTCGATATACATGACCACGTGGAAGTATCTTTATATATACACCGGGGAACATATGGAGGAGATCACCTATGGTTTTGATTTCCTAAATAAATGTGGGTGGTGTGTTTTGGGATTTAACTCTCTCAGTTATAAATATTACAAATGACGATATGAAAAAAGTGAACTTTAAAAAATTTGAGGCTTATACCGGAATTTCCAGGCAAAAGAAAATTACCGGTGACGCACGTAAGGATTTTGCTGATTTGATATACCAGCATACGATCGGGATAGAAGCCCACGCCCTTGCTTTTAAGATCTATAATAGTGAAGAACCGGTTGCGATCACGGGAAAAGAGGAACAGCTTATCGTGAGGGTTGCAAATGAATGGTGTACTCCCATGTTTATAGATGGTTTAATAGAACAGTTAAGAACGGAGGTCTGATATGGAAAACTTGACAGAATCCCAAATACAGGCGATAGCCGCCCGTGTCCGGAACATACTGCGAGCCGAATCCAAAGGCGTGGGTGATCTACCGGTGGCCACCTCGTTGGACGGGCTTCTCTCGCTTCCGGCCTTGCGCTTTAACGGTGGCGTGCCGGAAGTAGTAGAGGCTCCTATCTCCAAATTGCAGGATGTGGCATTGGATGCGGTCAGCGGGGCAACGAAAGCCGCCAATGAAGCCGCAGCAAAAGCCAACACGTCTGCAGGTAATGCGGATAAGGCAACCACAGCGGCCAATAATGCTGCCAAAAGTGCCAATGATGCCGCCGGTACTGCTGGAGCAGCTACCGAAGCGGCAAAGAAAGCCACGGAATCGGCCAACGGAGCTGCCTCCAATGCCACAAATGCCGCCACGAAAGCGTCCTCCGCAGCTGATACGGCGAATAAGGAGGCCAGCTCTGTAAATGCGGCCAAATCGGAAGCCCTTGCCGCTGCCGCCCGTGCGAGTAGTACGGCCACCACAGCAGAGGCCGAAATCGAGAAGATGAAGCAGCTGCAGGAATCCATATCGGGTGCAGCTTCATTGGCTCCTACGAGGATGGAACTGACCTACACGAAACGCATCACCCAGCGTAATCCTTACGTTCAGCGTATCGTTGCCAAGATGTTCCCCTCGTACTCCCTGCAGAATGTTTTGTTCTTGGGTGATGACGTGGCCGTGAGCGTGGATCCCGCCGGTGTTGTAACCCCGTTGAAAATCGGAACGAGCCGGATTCACGTGATCCCGACACAGGCCACCCACTTGTACAAGACCATAAACGTGACGGTTCAGGCTCCGTCCGTCCGCCTTACCGGAGGCGGTAAAATCCGGATTGACAGTAAAGGCAGAATACGTTTAACTTAAAAACTTGATAAATATGACAAGCGATCAGGAAACCCGTGTGTTAGCGATGCTTTCGGCTTTTGAAGCCGGAAAGAAGATTAGCGAACTCGATACTGCCTCCGGCAGCGTGAGCGATATGCGCATCGAGGTGCTGGACACGGACGGAGAGTCCAAAGTTATGAATTTGTCCGAGGCGGTTACCACCGCCGCAAACGCCGTTTGTGGACGTTATTGGAATGAATCGAATTCCACGTACCGGGCTGCCGGTTATCACGGCAGCCTCGATATGCTCCGCAAGCTGCCAGAGCTGTTGGGACTTGGTTGTTACCTCGTTCAGGATGACCGTACCCGGCGCAAGCTGGATCCCACGAACCACTACCGTTTCGAGGACGGTACACCGGCGAAGCTGGACGGCACGATGGGACAGTATATGTGGTGTTGGAATATTGGTTTTTATTTTGCCGAGTGGAAAGTGGGTAATTTGAAATATTATGCGGTTTCCCTTTCTCCCATCAAAGGCAAACAGTGCGTGTATATTCCCGCCGGTGGCCTTTCCGCCCTCGGTGGTGGCGTGATGGACAGGACGAACAATATCCTTTGTTCGGTTGTGAGTGATGCCGCCCAATATCGTGGTGGAAACAATGATGCAAGCCGGGACGGGACTTACCGCACGCAGTTGGGGATGGTTGCAACCAATATGCAGTACCGTAATTTTTCAACTTATGCCCGCAAGCGTGGCGAGGGTTGGGATGCCAACTGGTACGTGGCTCAGGCGGTGGTTGAAATTCTTTTCATGATCATATTCGGAACCCGCAATATGCAGGAGGCCGTGATTGCTGAAAAGGACAGCAACGGTTTGTATCAGGGTGGCCTCGGATCCGGCACCACCAATATGCCGAATTGGGATCAGTGGGGTTATTACCCGGTTGTTCCGACCTCTGCCGGTATCGAGCTGGGTGACGGTTGCGGTGAAACCACGTTTAACGTGCTAAAGGAGGACGGCTCGTTGCATTATGCAGCAAAGGTTCCGGTGTTCTTCGGCCTGAAACATCCTTTCGGTCATATTTGGAAGATTGTCCGGGGGCTTATCGATAACGTGGGTGATGAGAAATCTGAGGTCTATGTTGCCCCGTCCCTTTATGCCGGTTATGATGACAATTCGATTTCCGGCCTTATCAAGGTTTGCGAGGTTCCGAGAACCAGCGGTTATATCAAACAGAAAAGTTACTACTTGCTTTGCGCCATGCCGACCGAAATCGGAGCGACCGCCTCGACTTATTTCTGTGACTATTTTTGGGAGAATTCAGCATCATCCAAAGGTCTTCGTGTCCGCCTCTCCGGTGCTAGCGCTTCCAATGGCACGTCTGCGGGGGCGTTTGCTGCGAATACGAACCTTGCGGCCTCGTATTCGGCTGCGTGTGTGTCCGCTCCCCTCTGCTTTTTCGATGCGGATCCGGTGATGTCGGCTTAAAACGAAAACGGAAAGAGGAAAAGAACGTTCTTTGAAATTTTGTATTGAGAGTTTTGGAAAAGCTGTTCGGCGGGTTTCAGAACTCGCCGTAAGGCGAGTCGATTTTTGTGATTTTTTTGCCGGTTTTGGGTAAATGTATTTAAAAGGCTTATCTTTGCATCGTTAAACCAAGTTTAACAGGTTGTTTTACCCTTAGTGTGACGCAGTCTTCGTGTCCGCCTCTCCGGTGCTAACGCTAACAATGGCACGAATGCAGGGGCGTTTGCTACGAATACGAACAATGCAGCCTCGAATTCGAATGCGAATGTGTCCGCTCCCCTATACTTTGCAGTTAGGAAACGGTTAGATGGGGTGAAAGACCTTGCCACTTGGCAAAAGATGACGAACGCTCAAAAGGACGCTGGTAGGCCGGTAACGGTTCGAACGCTTCCGAGTAAGGCAAAGCAGACACTCAGACACTCAGACACTCAGAACCGCAGAAACAGACCATGAAAAGGTATGGAAATTTGTTTGAACGAGTTGTCGAATATGGCAATCTCGAACAGGCGTTTCACAACGCCGCCCGTCACAAAACTCGCCGAAGCGAAGTAATAGAGTACGGCTCCCATTTGGAGGCGAACCTATTACAGCTCCAGCGTGAACTTATCACCGGTACTTACCGCACCTCCGAGTACAAGACTTTTATCATTTACGAGCCTAAAGAGCGGAAGATATTCAAACTGCCATTCCGTGATCGTGTCGTTCATTGGGCTATCATGCAGGTGATTGAACCGATATGGCTCTCCAATTTCACCCGTGATACCTATTCCTGTATCCGTGGGCGTGGTATTCACCCTCTTTTATACAAGCTCCGCCGTGATTTGAAAGCGGATCCGGAGGGAACCCGGTACTGCCTGAAAATCGATGTGCGCAAATTTTATCCGAGTATAGACCACGAGATCATGAAACAGGTAATCCGCCGAAAGCTGAAAGATGCCCGGCTGCTTGCTTTGCTTGACGGTATCGTGGACTCGGCAGAGAACGGAGTGCCTATTGGAAATTATTTATCCCAATTCTTTGCTAACCTTTATTTATCCGAACTGGATCATATCATGAAAGAAGAAATGGGCATCCGGTACTATTACCGCTTTGCCGATGATATTGTCCTACTGGATGGAAACAAGGAGAAACTCCACGGAACCCTCGTGTTTATCAACCACTACTTGAATAATGAACGTGCTTTGAGTATAAAGCCGAATTATCAGGTCTTCCCGGTAGAGAGCAGGGGTGTCAATTACGTGGGATACGTGACGTTCCATGATTATTGCCTCGCCCGCAAGCAGAACAAGAAAAACCTCTGCCGGGAGGTGGCCAAACTACGAAAACGTGGAATGAGCGATGAGGAGATCCGGATAAAGGCATCCAGCCGGTTGGGGTTCATGCAGCATTGCAATAGTATTTATTTATTAAAAACTCTCAATATGAAAACATTCAGTGAAGTAACGAACAGCAGTGGTAATCTCACGGGAGATAAGTACCACATTGATGACATTTTGAACAGGGAAATCCACCTGAAAGGCTTCGAGATAAAAGCCTCCAAGTACAAGGGTGAATGCCTGATCATCCAGTATGACATCTACGAGCAGGTAAAGGACAAGACCGGAGCTTTGCTCACTGATGATGACGGTTCTCCAAAAATGGATTGGGTGGAACATATCACTTTTACCGGTTCGGAGGCTCTTATCAAACAGTTGAAAGATGTGGTGTTGGATGAACCCTGTTCGGCAAAGATTATTAAACAACCAATCGGTGACCGGGGTAAATGCTTTTATAAGATAACCGATCCCGATTAAAATATCGGTGATTATGTACAAAGGGATTTATGCAGAAAAAAAGACTTTTTCAAAGTTCGATAATGAACATTATTTGTGCTATCTGAACGAGCAGCGTGAGGAGTATTCTCCTGAACCGGATGCCCGTTCGGGTGAGGTGACTGAACCGGTGTCCGCTCCCATATTGGGATATGCCTATACAGGAAGTATGGCGGACGGAGGTACTCTGATTGAAGCGAGGGAGGCTACTTATGACGAATTTGTTTCTGGGTTGATCCGCACGAGGTACTCGGCCAGCCGGGTGGAGGCAATCCAGTCAAACCGTATGATAGCCTTTGTCAATCCGGAGCATGAACGGGCATCCGAATTTATTTCCGAGTGGGATGATTTCCAGTCTTACCGGGAACAATGCAAGGAACAAGCTAATGCGCTTATAAACGGATAAATGCCTGTCGGGGGCAGGCAAGAAAAAGCCCCCGGCCTGTAAGTAGTTATCTCACCCACATACTTACACAAAGATGCGACCAACCACACAGCCGGGGGCTAAATACCCTCTGCTGCGGTTGGTCGCATTTGTATGTTATGTGAGTGAGATGTCGCAAAGATAGTAACATTTAAAGGAATAACAGCAATGAAAACACCTATTTCTTACTACGGAGGCAAGCAAACCCTCCTTAAACATATTCTGCCTCTGATCCCCAAGCATAAACTTTATACAGAGGCTTTCTGCGGCGGTGCTGCAGTATTGTTTGCCAAGCGTCCGGCTGATGGCGAAGTTATAAACGATATCAGCATGGATATAACGAACTTTTATTGGATGGCTAAAGTCTATTATCGTGACCTGAAACAGGAGATTGAGAAGACTTTGCACAGCCGGGATATGCACGCCCATGCCGGACACATATTGCAGTATCCTCAATTCTTTCAGCCGGTGCAACGTGCATGGGCTGTTTGGGCGTTATGTAAAATGTCCTTTGCCAGCATGATGGATGGTTCGTTCGGTTATGACTTTGGTGGCGGAATGCCGAAGAAACTGCGTAATGCAAAGGATGAGTTTACCGAATGGTTATGCGCCCGGCTTGACAACGTGACCATAGAGAACCGGGATGCGCTGGATGTCATCTCCACTTATGACTCGCCCGATACGTTTCATTTTGTGGATCCACCTTATATCAATAGCGATTGTGGTCATTACGAGGGTACGTTTGATGAGTATTGCATGGAGAAGCTCCTGCAGCTTTTGGAGCAGGTGAAAGGTAAGTTCATGCTGACAATGTTTCCCCTGCCAATGATAGAGGAATACGCAAACAAAAACGGATGGATAATCCACCGGGTAGAAAGAACCATCAGCGCATCAAAGACGAGCCGAAGAAAGCAGGAGGAGTGGATGGTATGCAATTATGAAGAACACCCGCAGCGAACTTTGTTTGATTACAAAGATTGCGGCGTTGTCGATACAACAGATGCCTCCTAAATACTATGTAAAGATAGTCATTCCTAATGAATTGCACAAATATTTGAATGTGCTTTTTGCGTGAAAATGCTATAAATTTAAAGGCTTTCAAACGCCATTCAAATGACGTTTGAAAGCCTTTTTATATCGTGTGTGTGCGATATTTTTTTCACATTTCGTTTTATACCCTGATTATCGCATTTCGTTTTTTATACCGCTCGCATTTCGTTTTGCCGATTATACGTTTATTCATTGTCGCTTTTGAATAAAACATTTTTTATTTCTGATATAAAAAAGATAGCGTGAGTAAATATCACGTCAAGTATAATAAATGTTATAATCTTACCGATACCCAATCGATAAATACTAATTTAGCTAATATAATGCCTGAAACGGCTTGTGAATGGTTACAATCATTCTAAATAAAGTAAGATAATATATTGAAAAAAAGAGAAGCTGTCTCAAACTTGAATGCAAGATAAGACAGCCTCTTTTTTATTGTTTCATTTCACGCAACGCCTTACATAATTGATCCGGACAGGAAGTAGAACGGTTTCCGCATCTTACACCTTCCAGTTTCTGTAAGACCTCTTCCACTTTCATTCCTTTCACCAATCGGCTGATACCTTGTAAGTTTCCATTGCATCCGCCCCAAAAGAAAACTTGTTGAATAACGTCATCTTCTACTTCCACTTCGATGTGGCTGCTGCAAGTGCCTTGCGTCTTATAGGTTATTTTCATTTTATTCTTCCTCTTCAGATGCAGGTTTCAACAACCTGCTAATTATTACAGTTAAACAATAAATTCACTATATTTGCTGCAAATGTAACCAATAAATTTGAACGAGCAATGAAACGAGCAGCATTATTATTAAGATGTAGTACTGATGCACAAGACTACGAAAGGCAAAAGTTAGACCTACTAGATACTATTAAAGGTATGGGGTATACTACTTCTGATGATTTAGTATTTGGTCAGTATATCACAGGTAAAGATGATGTACGCAAGAAGGATAGAGAATCAGTAGCGGAATGTAAGCAAGCAGTTAGAGAAGGTAAAGTAGATGCTATTTTTATAAATGAAGTATCAAGATTATCTAGGGACAGCATAGCAGGCAGATTATTCATTAGGGAATTTAATGATGAATATAAAATACCTGTCTATTTTAGAGATTTGGGAATGTGGACTATTAACCCTACCACTAGAATAGTAGACAGGTCATTTGAAACAATGTTAGGCTTTTATTTTGATATGGCACAGAATGAACTTAAATCTATGAAGACTAGATTTGCTTCTGGTAAGAGAAAGAATGCCAGAGAAGGTAAAACTATTGGCGGTGCAGTTCCATTCGGGTTCTATAAAGATGAAGACGGTAAATTACAAGTAGATGAAGAACAAGCACAAGTAGTAAGGCTAGTATATAATAAATATTTGGAAGATGGTGGTTCTATTCCTTCTGTATGCAGGTACTTGTTATCCTGTGGTTATGATAAGAAATTTAATAAGAAGTTCGGTACTGGTTCAGTCAGGAACTTACTTAGAGAAAGAAGATATATAGGAGAGCAAAGGTATAATCTAGTAAACCCAGATGAACCAGATGAAGCAAAGAAGCAGGAAGTCTATATATATAAGGTAGATGCCATTATAGATACTACTATATATAATAAGGTACAAATTAAACTGGATAAGAATAGAACAACTGAAACCAAGAAAGTAAATAAGGACAAGAAGATACATTTATTAGCTAAATTAATAACCTGCCCTATATGTGGTGATTCCTATACTAGTAAAACTGCTAGTGCTAATAAGAGTGGTGAAAGATATAGGATTTGGAACTATTGCTGTGTTAGTAAGTACAACTTTAGTGAATGTACTTCTGATATTACTTTAAATGCGGATAATATAGAAAGCATTATATGGCAGTTGACCAAAAGAGAAATTCTAGCACTACAAGAACTATCATTAGAAGAAAGGCAATCTAAGATTGATGAAGCAGAACAGAAGTTAGCTTCTTATAAGGACGAACTAGATGTAATAGCTAAATCTATTGATAAGTTAAATGTTAAGAAGAAGAAACTGGTAGCCTTATTCCTGGATATAGAAGATGATGATACAGCTATATTTAATGAGCAAAGAGAAGCTATTAATAAGGAAATAGATAGCTATAATAATAGAATCCAGTTCCTTAATACTGAAATAACTATCTGTGAAGGTAATATAGCCAGATTTAAAGAAGCCGATTTTACAGATGAAGTTCTGGATAAAATAGAACAAGACCTATTAAAGAAGAAAGAACTTATAAAGGAATATATTAAGGTTATCAGACCTTATAGGCTTACCAAAGCTAGGCTGATTTTAGAAGTAGAATCCAAACAGACTAACTATTGTATTCTGTTTGAGCCTAGAAATAGCAAAAGAAGATGCTGGTATATTCAATCTTCTTTAGCACAGTGGCAAAACGGATTATTAAAGACCTCTACAGCACCTTTGGGAAACTTCTTCTATATTCCTATGGCTAGCCTTCTACTAGATGAACCAGATGATTTAGATGCTATTGCATCCTTTGAGGATATGAAGGAAATCTGTAGTATTAATAATTATGTGATAGAATACTAAAACAAACCCCCAGCCTACCAATTAAAGTAAGCTGGGGATAGTTATATTTAGTTAGATTTTTTATTCGGGCAGTGCCTATTTTACCGAAATCAAATTAATAATGTTATCTAATGTTATACATCTTGATGCTTTGTTTAGATAGTATATAGCATTTAGCATATCAAATACACTGCTTATAAAAGATTCATCATCTGATTCATATATAATATTTACTAATTCATTATACTTATAATGACTAACATTAAGATGTGTCGTTATATATTTGTAATTAGTAATATTTTTAATTCTCTCAAAGCATAAATTTCTTCTAGCTGATTGTTTTTGTAATTTTAAGGTAAATATGTCTTCACTTAGTTTCTCGATGGATTCACATTGGTCTATTAAATCTATAAATCTGACAGTTTGCCCATTTACAGATTTTTGTAGGATATATAGTTGCTTTACTTTATCTAATATTTTATTAAATTGAAGCATCCAGCAAGACCTGTTGACTATTTTAAAAGTCTGGAACAATACTGTATTAATATCTTCCTCTTCATCTCCTTGAAGGAGTTTTATAGTTGTTCCATAATTAAATACATAAATAAATTTGTACCATTTATTCACACTCTTGAAAAGATAACCATTGAATCCATTGCCATTATATAGGCGAATATTAGTTATCCCATTGTTAATAATTGATTCAAGTGTGTTAATAGCATCATTTACTATTGCTTGCCGTTTTTGTAATGCAATTTCCCAACTTTCCATTTTATAACATTAAAATATTGCTTCAAAGATAATCATTATTTATTGATTTAGACCATTCACCATTTACTAAGGTAAATCTTTGAGCCTTATTAGAAGGAATCATAATAACCTTCTTATAGTAGTTACCATTATCGGCTGCTGTAGTAGTCGGACAGTATTTATAATCTATAGTACCAAAGTTCCTAACAGTATTAGTACTATACCAATAGGCATTAACTTTAGTTCCATCTGTAAAGAAGTTAATGTAGTATGCTGTATCTGACTGGCTATCTTTCTTATCCTTCACTAAGGACTTATATTTAGATACTTCCATTAAGTGAGTATCATAGCCTTCATACTTAATATCTCTTACCTTTATTTCGGCTACTACCTTCTTATCATTATAAGTAAAATAGTAGTCCACTGGTGCAAACTTATCTTCTGTAGGATGCAGATTAGTAGCACCCACTTGTATTAAAAATGATTCTAGTAGTTTCCTTCCATTTAGTTCTAATTCATCAAATTTATCCATTTAAGCTAGTAATTTGTACTAGCCTGTATTCCATTATCATAAATCATTAGCCATTCACATTAACCATATACCATTTACAGGCTAATGGGTTATTCTTCCTTAGCAGGTTCTTCTTTAGTTTGTAAATCCTGCTGTACCATCTGTAACAGCCCAGCTACATCTTTATAAGGTTGCTGGACTAAGTAGTTAATAATTGCGTTAATAGTTTGTTCTGACATACGTTTCATTCACTTAGTATATTTAATGCTTCATCTGATTCTGATATAACTGCTTCTTCATCTACCCACATAGTTCTTATCTTTAATAGCCTTAATAACCCTATCTGTTTCTTCTGTGATATGTTGTTTAATCTCATTTACTACAGTCCTAATAAGGAAATACATTAAAACTGCTAAGAATGTTAGTAATACATAGGTTGTAAACATAGTATATATAGTTTAAGTAGTTAATAATCAAAGTAAAGTAAGGCTATCTTCACAGACTACCTTACTGAATGAATAACGAAGTTAGTTATAAAATAAATAATCTTTGTATTAGAAGTATCTGTAGTATTATTACTTTGATTAGTAGTAAAATAGAACTAAATTACTCACTAATCAGAATGATAAAGTCCTTCCTATTTAACTCTTTATCATATTGCAAATGTAATAATAATATTTTACATATCAAAACTAAATTACAATAATTTTAATAATTCATTTAAGCACTATCTTAGGTCTGTAAACTATGAATCCTTTTGTTACTTTGCTATCAATTCTCTTAGTAGATGCTTCACAATCAAACCAATTAGTTAAGTCGGTAGCTTTGACTTTATCTATAATACCTACAGTATTATATGCTTCACTTATCCAGCCTTTAATATCAGCACTACTATAGAATCCTGTTTTAATTCTCTTACCTAGTATTTGTGCTACTTTAGTATCTTTGTTCTTATCGGATTCCCAGTTAATTAAAGCTGCTTCTACTGCTGATTTTGAATATCTAAGGCTTCTAACCTTATCTACACCTAATCTATGATAAGCATTAACTATTAAAGGCTGTATCTTAGCTAAAGTATTAGTTTCTGTAGTAATCACCATCTTACTAATAAGTTCTGCATATCTAAGGAAAGCATCTTTAAATGACATCTTCTTACCAGCCTTCTTCATTGAATCGGTAATCTTTTCTACAGTAATATCAGTAGTAAGCATATCATTCTTATTATATGCACTTCTAAGTGCTATACCATCTTTATAAATAGACTGTTCTAATCTGAATGTAAATAGGTCTAGCTTCACTAACATATCATTTACAAAGTAATTACCTTCCTTATCCTGCATTACATACTGACTATTAAGCATCTTCTTAGCCATTTCTTTAGCTTTGTCGCTGCTGTTATTGATAGCACTAATAATTTCATTAGCACCTTCTATATTATCATTAGTACGCTTTATCATATCTTCATAAGTAATATCCAGTTCTATATTTCTGTTTCCTGTAGTATTAAAGATATGTACCAGTAAGTTTCTAAATGGGTTTGATTCAGTTCTAATTCTACCTGCTATCTGGTATATATCAGTAGAAATATCCAGCAGGGTATTAGTGTTAGTACTATTACTAACTACAAAGCATAAAGCCGAATCACTAAAGTAATCTGCACCTTCAAAGGATTTACTAGTAATGAAGGTAAACGGCTTATTCTCACTTCTGCTATTAGTAATGGTATATCCTGCTAATTTGGCTCTATTACTTTCATTATCTGCACATACTATCTTTACTTCTTCATTACTAAGGTCACAGTATTGTAAGATGGATGCTATATCTGTAACCGAATTTATAAAGAAGAAGGCTTCATAGCTTCTATTACCATTTATTTCTATAACCCCATCTTTCTTATAAGCATTGATATAGTTAGCAGCCTTAATATATGGCTTATTAGTTAAGTCCAGTTTAACTATCATTGTATCAGTTTCATCCCAAACAGCTTCTATTTCTTCTACATCTGCTAAACAGCTAGGTTTAAAATCAGCTTGAATAGGAGTAGCTGACATAAAGCAGAATGATTTGTAGCTTCTAAAGGTACTTAATACACCATCTATAGCCTTACTTCTGTAGCTATAAGCCTTTAGTAAGATGTGATATTCATCTACCAGTAACCTGTAATCAGTTGGTTCTAAGTATTCAGCTAATTTACCTATCTTATCATAAGTACACATAATCTTCTTAGTTCCTTTACCTTCTGCATATTTCTTTAATTCCTTCTTTACTGAATAAGAGAATACACCGAATAAGCCGAATACAGTTTGCTCTTTACCATCATAGTTAGTAATAGTGGCTACACCAGCTTCACTAAGACCAGTCTTATTAGTAATAAGTTCGGTAGTGGGTACTGCTATTACATAGTTTTCATTATTGAAAAGAACTATAGTAGTTCCACCACAACCAGTAACAACTTTATTAAAGATGCAGTTATAAGGTAAATCTGATAGGTTTAAATAGCCATTGCTTGAATTGATTAATAATGTTTTCATAATAATTAGTTTAGATTAGTTTGTAAAGAATCTGTAGTTTAGTTCATATAATCTGTGATAAAAATGGTTACGCTATCTGGGTAAGTAGAAATCTGAATAGATGTATATCTGTAGCAAATAATTTAAGTTTGGGTATGTAACTTTTTTAGTAGTCTTAAAGGTATAATTTGCAAATTTTGGTTACACTTGAAATAAAATAATAAGCGTATCACTACGCTTACTATTCTACGCTTAACTAACCCAAACTCAAAAATTATGATGAATAATTAACATTCAGTACCTAAAATATGCTCAAAAGGTACTTATGGTAATAACTTTGTGATTCTTAGATGTGAATTAAGTGGAAGAACTGGCTAATCAGCTAGCCAGTCCACTTAGATAATCGAATTAAAATCTATGTTTCAGTATGATAGTTTCCTTCATTTATTGTAATACAAAGATAGTGAAAGATTTTGACATATACAAATTAATTGTAACAAATTTTAAAATTTATATTGAGGATGTTATAACAGTTATATTCTTGTATTACAGTATGCAAAGTGATGGATGAATGAACTTAAAGTAAAGTTTCTTGTCACTTCTTTCCACTAGACCAGCTTCTAAAGCTGAATATACTGTATTATGTTGTACCCCTATTTCGTGAACTATTCTATTCAGAGATAGGTCTACAATATTGGATGCTATTCGTGACCAGCATTTGAATCGGATTAAGAAGCCGATTACTAATCTATCTACATCTGTATCTAACAGGCTGCTATCTATGGTTACAAAGAACTTGGTAGGTTCTGTATAGCTATACTTATTACTGCATCCAGTTCTATCTATTGTTAGGTTGGCTACTTCTTCAAACTTCTTTAGATGGTTAAAGATGGTAGTTTCACTAACACCTGTTATTCTTACTATATCTTTAATAGTACTATCTGGATTCTTACTAATGGCTACTAATGTGCAGAAGTAAGTAAATGCTTCATTATTGGTTAATGCCTGTAATACTGGTATGCTTAATTTAATGTTCATAGTGATGTTCTTTTGCGTGGCACTCTTTACAGATAGACATAAGGTTATTAAAGTCAAATGCTTTGGCTAGTCTTTTAGTGCCAGTATAATTCATAAAGGAATCTATGTGGTGAATATCTTCTGCTGGCTTAATGATGCCTTTGGCTAAACAGAGTTCACATAATGGCTGCTGCATTAGCTTTGCCTGCCTTAATTCCTTCCATTTGGTAGATTGGTATATCTTTTGTCTTTCTTCCCTGTTAAATGTTCTGGAAGGCTGCTTATTCGGTTTCTTTAGGTATGGCATATAGTTCTGATGGTATTATGTATTCACCTTCTTCATTCTGTACTTCCAATGGTGCTAATTTACTATTCATTGTATAGCTGGACTTCTTAGCATAGCATCTTATAGTATTGAATTGCACTCTTAGTAGTTCTAATACAGATTCTTCTGTTACATCTTCCAGCCCTACTTCCATACATCTTATTACTGCTTTCTGTAGGAAATCTTCTACAGTCTGGGACATATAGATAGTATCTTTATAGTATGTGGTGTATTGCTTTACTAATTCGGGATAATGTTTGGCTATTATATCAGCTATTTTAGAAGCATTTCTATGAAGTGGCTTATCTATTACTGTATTGTAGCTGTACTGGTCATATTGTGGCTTCCAGTTAATTATCTTATCTGCTGTTTCTATATCAATGTGAAATAATGCTGCTGCTTTGTCTAGTCCGTAATCATATATATACTGTAGAAGGACTGATTTAGGTGGTCTTATCATTCTTGAATTTAATGTACTGGTTAATGGTTTCCCTGTTATAATTGAAGAAGTCTTTTAGTATGGCTTCTATCAGTGGTGCTTTATCTGATTTGTGGTTAGTATGTTCATCTATAATATCAATATTTCTATTAAAGAAATCTGCTATTATCAATCTTAGTAGTTTAGACCTGTCTTTGCCTAGTAATTGCTGTAGTTCTGTTAGTAGCAGGTCAGTATTTAGGTCTATTTTAGCTTTAATTTCTATTGGGTAATTACTTCTTCTTTCCATAGTTTAGCCTTTAATTGTATTACAAATTTACTAATACCTTAACAGACTTCCAAATAAATAATACACATTCTTTGATAATCATATTATAGTGATTATAAGTCAATTAGAGCCATTACATAGCTTTATAAATTATAAAAATTAAATAGACTATAATATGATAAATTACACTATTCCAAAGGACATTGAAAAGGATGCTAAGGTATATATGCAGAATGTACTGGAACAGCTGGATAGTACTGGTATGTTAGAGAATGTGGATAGTGCAGCTTTAACAATGCTGGCTAGAAACTACAGTATGTTCATTAAGGCATCCAAACAGTTAGAAGATGAAGGTTTGACTGTTACCAGTGATAGGGGTAACATTGCACCGCACCCAGCTATTAAGATTGCTAAAGATGCTCAAACGCAAGCTATGAAAGTTATGCTGGAGTTCGGACTAACAGCTAAGGCTAGAACTAAATTGCCTAAAGTAGAACAGGACGGGTATAACCCATTTGAGCAGTTTATAAAGGAAGGAAAGGAAACTAGGTAATGAATACCAAACTTTACTATGAATATTGTAGTAGGGTTCTTAATGGTGAAATAATAGCTGGTGAAACAATTAAGCTGGCTTGTAAGAGATTCCAGAATGACCTTAAAAGGGATGATTTAGAGTTTAGAGAAGATAAGGTAGATAGAGCCATTAAGTTTATAGGGACTTTAAAGCATTATACAGGTAAACATTCTGGTAAACCATTCACCTTAGAAGGATGGCAGCAGTTTATAATAGCTAATATAGTTGGATTCTACTGGAAGGGAACTGCTACCAGAAGATATACTAGCAGCTATATAGAAGTAAGTAGAAAGCAGGGTAAGACAGCTTTGGCTGCTGCTTTATGCTTGTATTATTTAATAGCTGATGGTGAAGATGGTGCAGAAGTATTACTGGCTGCTAATAGTAAAGAGCAGGCTAAGATAGCCTTTGGTATGTGTAGCAAGTTTAGTAAGGGATTGGATTCTAAAGGCAAGTATCTTACAGCCTATAGAGCTGATATTCTGTTTAACCTTACTAATTCCAAGTTGAAAGTATTGGCTGCTGATGATAGTAAGCTGGATGGATTTAATGCTAGCTTTGGTTTATTGGATGAATATCACGCTGCTAAGAATAGTAAAGTACGTGATGTTATTAAGTCCAGTATGGGGATGAGAATGAATCCACATCTTTGTACTATTACTACTGCTGGCTTCGATAAAACTTTACCCTGTTATCAATTAAGAACCGTAGCTATAGAAGTGCTTAATGGCTTAAAGGTAGATGATGAAATGTTTATAGCTATCTATTCTTTAGATGCTGATGATGATTGGAGAGATGAAAAGAACTGGGTTAAATGTGCACCAAACTTGGATATTACAGTAACTTCCAAATACATTAGAGGACAGGTACAACAGGCAATAAATAACCCTGCTGATGAAGTCGGAGTTAAAACTAAGACTTTGAATTTATGGTGTGACAGTTCTAATGTGTGGCTACCAGAGGACTATATTATTAAGTGCAGTCAGGAAGTAGACCTTAATAAGTTCGCTGGTATGGATTGCTATGTAGGTGTGGATTTGGCTGCTACTTCGGATTTGACTGCTGTAGCCTACTTAGTAGTACTGGATGGTACTTACCACTTCAAAACACATTACTATCTTCCAGAATCGGCATTAAAGGATAAGGCAGATAAGGAACTTTACAAATACTGGAAGCAGCAGGGGTATCTTACTGTTACCAGTGGTAATGTTACTGATTATGACTATATAACTACTGATATGCTTAGATATGCTGATGTAGTTAATATCCAGTCTGTAGGATATGACAAGTATAATGCTACACAATGGGCTATAGATTCTACAGAGCAGGGATTACCATTAGAAGAATATCCACAAACACTAGGTAACTTTAATATGCCTACTAGAGAACTGGAAAGGCTGATACTATCTGGTAAGGCAGTTATTGATAACAATGAAATAAATAGGTACTGCTTTAGAAATGTTACTTTGAAGTCTGATTATAATGGTAATGTTAAACCGAATAAGGCAGTAGATAAGAAGAAGATAGATGGAACTATAGCAATGATACAGGCTTTAGGTATGTATCTGAGAACACCACATTACACAAATGAAATACTGACTATTTAATGGGAATTTTTACTAATTGGTTTAAAAAGAAAGAACCAGAACAGGAAACCAGAGGGTTATTCTGTGATTCCTTAATGTATAATATGAATGGCGGTTATACCACTAATAAGGCTATGCTGTTATCTACAGTCTACAGATGTGTAGATGTTATTAGTGATGCAGTGGCACAGCTTCCATTAGAGCCATATTACATTAATGATTCTGGTTATAAAGAAAAGTTTATTAAGCATCCTACTTACTACTTACTGAACAAAGAGCCGAACAATAAGATGAGTAGGTTTACTTTTATAAAGACTTTGATAGTAAGTACACTGCTTAAAGGCAATGGATATGCTTACATAGAAAGAGATGCTAAAGGAGATGTAGTGGCACTTCATTATTTACAGCCAGATTATGTTACTATTACTGAACAGAAGGACGGAATTAAATATAGTGTTGTAGGCATTAAAGGACTGGTAGAGCCTTGCAATATGATTCATATACTGAACTTTAGTTATGATGGTATTACTGGAATCAGTACTTTACAACACGCCAGACAGACTTTAGGACTGGCTACAGATTCTGAATCACACGCACAAGGATTCTTTAAAGGTGGTGCTAATCTGGCTGGTATTCTTAAAGTACAATCTACTTTAACTGGTAAGCAGAAGGTAGATTTAAAAACTAGCTGGCAGACTGCTTTTAGTCCTACTACTGGTACACCTAATGGAGTAGCTGTATTAGAAGGTAATATGGACTTCCAGCCTATTACAGTGAATCCTGCTGATGCACAACTATTAGAAACCAGACAGTTTAATGTAATTGATATTTGTAGGTTCTTCGGGGTATCACCTGTAAAAGCATTTGACTTATCCAAGAGCAGTTATAGTACTGTTGAGGCTACCCAGCTGGCTTTTCTTACTGATACATTATCACCATTACTAGAGAAGATAGAATTAGAGTTTGAAAGGAAGCTGTATAAGCCTTCTGAAAGGAGTAGAATGGATGTAAGATTTGATACTTCTGTATTACTAAGAGCAGACAAACAATCTTTAGCAAACTACTACAATACACTGTTTAATATCGGTGTGGTTAGTGCCAATGAGATTAGAAAGCAGTTGGATTTACCTGCTATAGATGGTGGAGATTCCCATTTCGTACAAGTGAATCTAATGGAGATTAAAAATGCTGCTAATAACATTCTATCTAATAACAATATAATCAATGATACAGACAATTTACAAGGGAACTGACTTGGTATTCAATATTAAGTTGGAAGATAAGGACGGTATTCCATTTAGGGTAAGAAACACTTCTGAATTTATACTTAGACTTTACACCACAAACCCAGCAGAGTTTATAGAATGTAGTTTTAAAGGTGGTGATTTGACTGGTATAGTAGAAGAAGATAGAATAGATAAGGCGGTTATTAATTCATCTGACCTAGATAAGCTACAATCTGGACTAATCTATTACAGCTACAGCTTTAAAAGTCCTAATGCTATGTTTAATGATGCTTATTATGATGAGGTAGTTAAAGGGCAGACTAATTATTATTTGAAGTAATGGAACTACAGAGAGCAACTAAAGAAGGAGTATTAGAACTGGATAGAATCAGTGCCAAGATTGGTAGTACAGTTAAGGCTGTATGGGGTACTATAGAAGGTGATATTACTAAGCAGACCGATTTACAGGATGAACTAAAGAAGGTAAAGGATAGTATTCCTACTAAAGTTCCTGCTGATGGTGGTAATGCTGATACTGTAAACGGACATACAGTAGAATGTGATGTACCTGCTAATGCTAAGTTTACTGATACTGTTTATGATGATTCTATTATTAAGGCTGGCATAGCTAATAAGGTGGACAAGGTATCTGGCAAAGGTTTATCTACTAATGACTACACAACACCAGAGAAACAGAAACTGGCTGGACTTAGTAACTATGACGATTCTGCATTAAGAAAGTATATTGAATCCTTAGAGGAACAGAACAAGCTATTAAAGGAACAGGTAGCAGCATTACAGAATCAGATAGATAATACTGGTTGGATTCTATTGGAATAATAACAATACTATGAGAGAACTAAGAAACTGTAATGAAATTGTAAAGATGGATTCTAGGACTGTAGAAGGGTATGCTTTAGTATTCGGTAAGCAGTCTAGGGATTTAGGTGGCTTTACTGAAGTAATAGAACCTACAGCCTTAGAAGGTATTTTAGAGAAGTCTGATATACTATGCTTACTGAATCACAATGAGGATAGAGGTATATTAGCCAGGTCTAAATATGGTACTGGAAGCCTAGAATTAACTATAGATGATACTGGACTTAAATACAGGTTTGAAGCACCTAACACTGCTTTAGGTGATGAACTGTTAGAAGGTCTTAGAAGGGGTGATATTAGTACTTCTTCATTTGCCTTTACTATCGGTAAAGATACTTGGACTAAGAAGGAAGATGGTAGTTATTTAAGAACTATCAATAGCTTCAAAGAATTATTCGATGTATCACCAGTATATAAGGAAGCATATCCAGATACGTCTGTAGCATTAAGAAAGATGCAGGATTTAGAGAGCGAGGATTTAAAAGATTACTTCGCTGGACTTAGGAGTAAGTTAAACTAATGAACACCTTAGAACTACTGGACAAAAAGGAACTGCTTAAAAAGAGAGCAGAGGAAATTATATCTGGTGCTGAGAAGGAAGTAAGAAAGCTAAATGCTGGCGAGCAGGTGGAATTTGATGCACTTACTAAAGAAGTGGCAGATATAGATATTCAGATTAGGAAGATTGAAGAAGATAACCTTAAACAAACAACACATACAACTAATACTATGAAGGAAAAGTTTTCACTTTTAAAGGCTATCAATGATGTAGCCAATAACAGACAATTAGACGAGAGAGCACAGGAAGTAGTAACTGCTGGTATCGCTGAAATGAGAAAGGCAGGTCAATCTTATAGCGGACAGATTGTACTTCCTATCGAGGAAAGAGGTGATATTAAAGCTACTGTAGCTACAGCAGGACAGGAGAATGTAGCAGAAGATAAGTTAGGCATTCTAGAACCATTGAGAGCAAGTTTAGTATTGGCACAGGCTGGTGCTTCTTATATGACAGGACTTGTAGGTAATGTTTCTATTCCTGTTTATTCTGGTTCAAATGTAGGTTGGGCTGGTGAAGTTGATGCTGCTTCTAATGGCGGTGGTACATTCTCAGAAGTAAACCTAGAGCCTAAAAGACTTACTGCTTACATTGATGTATCTAAGCAGTTCTTAATCCAAGACTCTAATAGTGCAGAAGAAATGCTAAAGAGAGATATTGTTTCAGCTATTGCCAACAAACTTGAAGCTACTATTTTGGGTAGTGAAGCTGGTGATGCAAAGAAACCTGCTGGTATGCTTAATGCTGTAGTAGCAGATAGCAATGCTATCACTTACAAGGATATTGTTAAGATGGAAGCTGATTTGGAAGCTAAGAATGTGAGAGGTGATATTAAGTTTATTGTTTCACCTTCTGCTAAGGCTGATTTAAAGACTACTGACAAGGGTACTGATACTGGTAAGTATCTGATGGAAGGTAATGAGGTAAACGGTTATCCAGTTCTTTCTACTTCTGCTGTAGCTGGTAAGGGCGTAATCTTCGGTAATTTCGCTGATTTGGTTATTGGTCAATGGGGTGGAATTGATTTAACAGTAGACCCATATACACAAGCTGCTAACGGTAAAGTAAGACTTGTTATCAATGCTTACTTTGATGCCAAGCCTAGAAGAGCAGAAGCATTTGTTAAGAAGGTTCTTAAAGCCTAATTATAGTCTGTTTAATAAGTAGTAAGCTATGTATATAACTTTAGAACAAGCAAAGAAACACCTGCTAGTAGATGAGGATTTTAGGGCAGATGATATGTACATTCTGGACTTAATAGCTGTAGCAGAGGATTCGGTATCTAAACATTTAGACATAGCTTTAGATGAATTAGAAGTAGGTGGTACTTTACCACCTGCTATAATTCACGCTATGTTACTAATGATAGGTAATCTTTATGCAAATAGAGAACCTGTTAGTTATGGTACAGTAGTTAAGATTCCCTATAGTTATGAATATCTGATAGGACTTTACCGTAAATACACAATTAAATGAGAGCAGGAACATTACATTATCCTATTACCATACAAGAACCTGTAGCTATTAAAGATGGCTATGGTGCTAACTCTATTGATTGGAGAGATGTTATTAGCACTAGGTCTAATGTTACTTATAACAGTGGTAATAGACAGAATCAGAATAATGAAATAGTTCATTCTTATACTGTAACCTTTACTATAAGGCTATATCACAAAGTTAATGAGAATATGAGAATCCTTTGGAATGGAAAGAAGTACAGGATTCTTAGCATAAATCCAGAATTATATAAGCAATCAATAACCATAGTAACTGAATTGATAAATGAATAATATAGAAGTAGATGCCAGACAGGTTACTTCTATGTTTGCAGATTTGACTAGTAGGCAGCAAAGGCAGGTTTATAGAAGTGCTTTGAGAAAGGGTGCTGGTATTCTGGCAACAGAAACTAAAAGACAACTAAGACAGGCTTTAGGTAGGGCGGCTTCCAGTAGAAACTGGTGGAATGGTAGAACTTTAGCAGCAGGGGTTAAATCTAATGCTGACCGAAACGGAGAAGAAGCTAAAGTACATATTATGGGGGACTTTAGATTGAAGTTCTTTGAAATGGGTACTAGAGTTAGAAGAACCACTGGTAGTAATACTGCATCTGTTAGAGGTCGGAATCCAATAAGAAGGCAGAGAGTATCAGCCAATAGAGGTAATATCAATGCGGCACATTTCTTTAGAACAGCTAAAGCCAATAAGGAAAGGGAAATCTTTGATAATATGGATAACCTTATAAGCCAGTCAATTCAGAGAATAGCTAATAGAAACAGACGATGAGTTTACAAGTAGGCAAAGCAATATATAACCTGCTTAGTAATGATGCTAATGTTACTAGCAGGGTACATAATAAAATATATCCCTTAATTGCTGATACTGGTACTACATTTCCCTTTATTGTTTATAGAAGAACTGGTATAGAACCATCTGATAGTAAAGATAGGTTTATCTATAAGGAAGATACTTATGTAGAAGTAGTTATAGCTTCTGATAAGTATAATGAAAGCATAGAAATAGCTGATTTAGTAAAGGATGCCTTACAAGGTAAGAGGGGAATCTATTCTGGTATTAACATACAGGATATTAGAATGACTAATGCAGATGAAGATTACATAGAAGATACGTTCATTCAAAACCTTACATTCAACATAAAGACAAATGGCAGGACAAGTAATTAACGGTGGTGACTTAATGCTATTTATTGACGATAAGTCTATAGCATTTGCCACTAGCCACAAACTAAGTATAAATGTAGAAACAGTAGAAACCACTTCTAAGGATAGCGGTGGTAAATGGGTAGCTAAGGCTGCTAGAAAGATTAGCTGGAACTGTAGTACCGAGAACCTTTATTCTAATGATGGTGAAGGTATGACTTTTGACCAGTTATTCGATAAGCTGACAGCCAGAACACCTATTAAGGCTGTATTCTGTTTAGAGAAAGAATATTCAACAAAGAAAGATGAAGTGCCAGAAGGGGGATGGTTGCCAGCCACTACTGGAACATATTCGGGTAATGTTATTATTACAGCACTTGAAGCCAATGCACCTAATGGAGATAATGCAACATTTACAGCTTCATTTGAAGGAGTTGGGGCACTTGCAAAGACAGCATAATTATAAGCCTTTATATCTCTAGGTTATGGAGGTGTAAAGGCTTTATTATTTAATACTTATTGATATGACTATTAAAGGACAAGACTACAAACTGAAATATACACTTAGAGCCTTATTTATCTATGAACAGATTACAGGTAAGGCATTTGAGCTAAAGACTATCACAGATGAATATCTATTCTTCTACTGTGTCTTAATGGCTAATAATCCAGACAGTCCACTAACCTTTGAAGAACTGATAGAAGCCATAGATGAAGATATGGGTATTATGGTAGAGTTCCAGAACTTTTTAAAGAAGGAACTGGAGAAGCAGCAGCTATTCATTACTAATAATGCGGATGCTAAAAAAAAGTCCTAACCACTAAGGAGATATATTCAGCCTTAGTAATAGAAGGTGGACTAGACCCAGAATATGTACTAGACAAGATGCAGATGTATGAGTTAGAACCATTGATTAGCAATCTACATAGGAAGGACAGAAATAGCTGGGAACAGGCTAGAATGGTAGCTTATGTAATTGCACAATGTAACAGCACTAAGAAGTTAAAGCCTACTGATATAATGCAGTTTACTTGGGATAGTGATACTATAGGAGAAACATCTATTAGTAATGAAGATATTAAGAGATTGAAAGAGAAAGCTAAACAATATACAACACATAATTAAATATGGCTGATTTAGTAACCAGACTATTATTAAATAGTAGTCAATTCGATAACAACATAAGACAGTCCACACAACAAGTACAACAGTTTCAGCAGGTAGGAAGGAATATCACAGCCACTATAGGAAGATTTGCTGGTGTGCTAGGTATAGCTATGACTGCTGGGGAAGCATTTAATGCTGCTGTTAATAGTTCCAGAGAAGCACAACAGGACTGGAATACTGTAGTAGGTACTGCTAAGACTACTGTAGATAATTTCTTTTCGTCTTTATATAGTGGTGATTGGACTGTATTTGAGAATGGGATATTAAATGCTATCGGACTAGCTAAGAGATATACAGAAGCCTTATCTAATGCTAAGATGGCTATGGCTATTGGTGAATCTAAAGCAGATAGATTAGAAGCAGAAAGAAATAACTATGAATACCTTATTACTAAGAAGGGTATTAGTAATGAAGAAAGGACAGCAGCCTATAACACTTACATAGAATTATCCAAGAAGGAAATCTTAGAGAGGGAAAGTAAAAGTAAGTACTTCTGGGAACAGATTCAAGAAGTAATGAAGGCTAAAGGTGTTACTGGTATCAATGATGCTAGGGAAGCACAGAAACTATATGAGAGTTTATTAGACCCGTCTACTAAGGAATATGCAGATTTAGAGAAGTACAAGCAAAGGAAGTCAGATGCTAAAGGTACTAGGAATCTAGGTTACTTAATGATGATTAGCGGTGCTGGTACAGGTGGTGAAGGATTAGACACTTATACTAGAGGTGTTAAAGAACTGGAAGAAGCTACAGATGAGAGCCTAGAGAATATGATTAGATTCCAGAATATCTTTACTTCGGAAGTCGGTGAAGAAGTAAAGGATATGCTAGATAAGGCTATAACCTTTACTGATAAGGCTGGTACTATTAAGAAAGATATGTCTGATGCAGGACAGGATTTAAAGGATGGTCTTAATAATGGAGAGGTTAAATTAAAACCTGTTATTCCTACTGGTTCATTAGCAGAACTGGATGCACAGATAGCATCTTTAAGAAAGGAATTAAACCTAGCTATTAGTAATGAAGATAGGATAAGAATCAATGCTGAACTAAATGCACTTACTGAACAGAAGCGGGTAATAGAGTTCCAGTACAAATATCCTAATGCACCTACTGGTAAGTTGGATGGCAAACCTGCTGGTTTGGCTGGTATGGTGAAGCCAGAAATACCTACTTCACTTCCTAAGTTTAGTAGCCCTATTACTAATAAGAATATCAAACTGAATAATGAGTATGCACAAAGTTTAGGTGCTATAGCTTCTATTATGGGTTCTGTAACCAATATGACCAATGAAGGTGCGGCAGCTTGGTTAAGTTGGGGTGCTAATTTGATTAGTGCTGTAGCGGCAGCTATCCCACAAATTGTAGCATTAACTACAGCCAAGAAAGGTGAAGCTATTGCCAGTGGTGTAGCCAGTGCAGCCCAAACCCCGTTTGTAGGATGGTTGTTGGCAGGTGCAGCAGCAGCGGCTGTAGTAGCAGCTTTGGCTAGTATTCCTTCCTTTAGTACTGGTGGTATATTCGCTGGCAATAGTACTATTGGAGATATGAACCTGGCTAGGGTAAATGCTGGTGAAATGATTCTTAATAACAGACAGCAAAGGAATCTGTTTAACCTGCTTAATGGCAATGGGATTATAGGTTCTGCTGGCGGTGGTCAGGTAGAGTTTAAGATTAGAGGCAAGGAACTTGTAGGAGTTCTAGCCAATTACAATAATAAAACAGCTAAAGTAAGATGAAATATACAGCACAATTCTATGATATAAATGAGAAGCTATACACATTGGAAATAGGTTCTGGAGAAGTGCAGAACATTACTTTATCTGCTACACCATTCATAACCGAGTTAGAAACTTCTGATTCACATCTATATAAACCTTGTAAGTATAGCAGTGCTACTATAGGAATGATTACAGACGATTATAAGTTTGATTTGTATAGTAGTACAGCACAACAGAATAAGGTAGTTCTTAGTAGTGCTAGTGGTATTGTATGGGTTGGGTATGTAACACCCAATCTATACAGTCAAGGCTATGAGAATGAATTAGAAGAAATAGAGGTAGAAGCCATAGATGCACTCAGCACATTACAGTATTATAAGTACACCACTATAGGCGGTAAGAAGAATATAGTTTCATTTACCCAGATTATAAACCATCTGCTTAGTAAATGTAATGCTTATAGTTCTTTCTATATTTCAGATAATACACAATTAAATGCTACATCTGACTTTTGTTTACCTAGTAAGATGTATATCAGTGAACAGAACTTCTTTGATGAAGATGATGAACCTATGACTATGCAGGAAGTTCTGGAAGAAGTTTGTAAATACCTTAATGTAACTGCTGTAGCTGATGGTGATAAGGTTTACTTCTTGGATTATGATGCTATTAAAAATGGAATCAATACTTACTATAGATTTACTTTAGGAACAGAAACACCTACTAAGGTTACTTTGCAGCAATCTAAGGAAATAGAAGCCAGTGATTATGTTGAAAATGGTGGTCAGTTATCCTTAGATAATGTATATAATAAGGTTACTGTTAAAGACAGTCTATACAGCTTTGACAGCATTATACCTAGTATCTGGGATGAGAAGTATTTAACTAACTATGGTGGTAGCTGGTCTTATGTGCAGGAAGTAAATGAAGATGGTAAAGGTGGTATGCACAAATGTTTCTTTAAGTATTTAAAGCATAAGAACTATACTTGCTATTACTATGATAAGAATACATTAAATATGGTATTAGAACCAATGGTGTTTAATTATGGTACAAGCCAAAACTTGGTAGGCGCAACTATATGTAAGGCTTTCTTTGAAAAGACTGATAACTTCAATAAGAAGTACAATGATATTAACTTTACCGATTATGTGTTATTGCATATTCATAACACTTATGACGGTCAGTTAAGACCAATGTTTGAATTGGCTGTGAATGATTCCAATGTGTCATTCATTGGTGGTTCTACCTATCTGATTATTAAGGGTAATTTCCTATTTATGGATAGGGAAGGTGAGATGTATATAATGCAGGGGTATAGCAATAAGAATGATGACTTCAACCCAGACAATCTATATATAGACTGTAAGTTAAAGTACGGTAATATGTACTGGAATGGTATACAATGGACTACTACAGATTCTACTTTTAAGCTTTATTTTGACAATCAAGGACAGACAGACCATTGTATTAACAGAAGTTTCCCAGTAAAGAACAATATTACTTGGGATATGGGGTTAGAAGGTGAAGGCTATGCTATTCCGATGCCTAGTACAAATGAAGTGATTATTGGCAAGCCTACATTTACATTATACCATCCGCACAAGGTGGATAATAGTTATAGATGTGATGCAGTCTGGTTGTCTAATTTTGATATACAGGCTAAAGTTCAGAACTTTCAGAAGGAAGCAGATAAGGATTCTGATACTGAATACAGCAACATTATAAACGAGGACTTTGTAAATGAGATGGATTCAGAAGAATTTGCTATATGTACTTGGGATAATAAGGAATGTAACTATAGTGCAGTTTGCTATAGTGCTAATGGTACTAGCTTTACTTATCTGGATAACGTATATAATAAGGCTACTAAGCAGATGTATAGACTGGAAGAGCATCTTATATATAGACTAGTAACGCAGTATAGTACACCTTCTGCTATTCTGAATCTGAACTTACAGAACAAGTTTAAAGTATATGCTACTATGACTGATAACCACCTTCCTAATAAGAAATTCATAGTAGACAGCATTATTACAGATTATAGATTAGGTAAGCAGGAAATACGGTTAATAGAGAAGAAGTAATATGCAATTTACAAGAACAAACATAAATAAGACATTTCGTAACGGTGTAGTTAATGCCAGTAATGTAGCTGTTACTAATGTTGGTGGGGGAAGTTCTTCTTTAAGTGGGAACTTTCTACCTGCTGTTAATAATGGTGATGGTTCATATACGGTGGATTTGTCTAAAGTATTATTTACTGGCAGCGTTATTAGTGAGGGTGAGGTTACAGCTTATGGTTCGTCTGATGGCAGTGGCAGTACTACAACAGGTGGGGTGACTATTATTGATGGTCTGGATTCAGTGGCTACAGATTGTGCCTTGTCTGCCAACCAAGGTAGGATATTAAAGGAACTGATAGATAATACAGCTGGTGGTGTTACTGCACTGGCTAAACTGACAGACGTATCATTATCCAGTTTGACTAATGGACAGATACTAAAGTATGATGCAGTCTTAAAGAAATGGGTGAATGATACTCTAGATAATACCAAGGTTACTTGGACTAATATAGAAGGTAAACCAGCAGACCTTACAGATACCAATATAGCCAAATGGAATGAACTGGCTAAGAATAATCACATACATACTAATAAGTCCGCATTGGATAAGATAACAGAAGCTAATATAACCAACTGGAATGATGCTAATAATAAGAAGCATACACATTCTAATAAGTCTGTATTGGATGGAATAACATCTGCTAAGGTTACTAATTGGGATGGTGTAGCAACTAACTGGAATAAGGCTTTTTACTTTGATTCCAATGGAGATTTGAAGGTTAAAGTAAATGTTATCGGTGAGAAGGAAGTTTCAGCCTATGGTGCAGGTGCTTCTGGTGGAAGTGGTAGTATTACTATAGTAGATGCTTTAACCAGTACGGCTACAGATGCAGCACTTTCAGCCAATCAAGGTAGGATTCTAAGGGAATTGATTGATAATGTTGGCGGTGGTGTAAGTAGCTGGAATGATTTAACAGATAAGCCAAACTGGATAACTGATACTAAACCTTCTTATAGCTGGTCTGAAATTGGTAGTAAACCTTCAACATTTACACCCAGTACGCATACACATAATTATGCTAGTACTGTTAAGGTTGGTTCAACAAGTTATAATGTTAGTGGAAATACTATCAGCTTACCAGCATATCCTACAGTACCTTCTGCTTTAAAAAATCCTAATGCACTTACTATTAGCTTGAATGGTACTTCACAGGGTGCTTATGATGGTAGTGCTGCAAAGAGTTTCAATATAACAGCAGCTAGTGTAGGTGCAGCAGCCAGTTTGCATAGTCATTCAATTAGTAATGTTAGTGGTTTACAAGATGCCTTAAATGGTAAAGCAGCTAGTAGCCATAATCATAATAGCAGTTATGTATCTGCATTAGGAACTAATGGCAATTACCTTACTTGGACTAAAAACGGTACTACTAATAATATTACTGTTCCTTATGCCTCAAATGCCGATACAGTGGATGGCTACCACCAAGCAGCATTCAGTATGGGCTGGACTGCTTCAACTAAATATAGGGTTGACAGATGGGGAGGTAGTACAGACAAGAACTGGAAGAAGATAGTAACCTATGTTAATA